CAAAAATAAAAATATGAAATCAAGACAAGAATTTACAAAGGAAACCGACTACAAAGATTATTTAAAATATTACTTTGCAGGTCAAGCCCTAGCAGGGATAACAGTCTATACAGACTCAAACGACCCTCTAAAAATATCAAAAAACGCATCTGAAATAGGAAGGCAGACAGTAATAAGGTTAGAGACAGACGACAAAGAACAAAGGGAATATAATCAACCGGAAGAAATACCAGAATAAGACATGAAAAGAATTAAATTAATTGAAAACAACTAAAATAAATTACAATGGAGACAATTAAAGCAAAAATAGGTGCAGTTCATACATTTGATTTAAGTACTAAATCTCACAATGTATCTATAATCAAAAAAGAAATTACAGATATTATTAATAATTTTGGTAACTACATACCACTTTACACAAAGTTAGGAAATAGAAAGTCCCCGATTATTATTCGAGGACTTTTATTTTTAGTTTAATAATTTTGGAAGATAATCTAACGCCATTGGATCTTTACCTTTAAAATATTTTGGAGCTTGATTTGGTATCCACACATCATAAACAAACTTTCTAAAAGCTGGCAGCGCTTCTATTGGATACATTCTACAATCAAATTCTCTTCCATCTGGAAAGGTATGTGAATAAGCCTTATGTGTACCATCATGTTCTGAATTACTATCCTTTAGATATTTAGAGAACATTTTTCCTACTGAAATGTCAGGATACATTCCTTTTCCATCAACACCCTTATCTGGTATTGTGTAACCAACTTTCTCAAATTCAGAATTTAGAGTTACAAAAAGCTCACTAATTACTGAAAAATAATTACGATCTATTTTATGGAAGTTGTCTTGATATCTTAAATAAAAATTTGGGACTTGAGATCTATCTATTTTTCCATAAAATCCTTTCTTTCTTATTGATGGTATTACCTCTTCAAATAACCAATTCTCAAAAGCTTCAGCAGAAGGCAATTGTGACTTAATAATCAATCTATAAACATTTGGTTCGTTTATCAATAAAACATCTTGTATTCCACCTTTTGTAGGGATACCTTGTTTCACGGTACCCTTTTCTTTACAATGAGTTCTTACTGCATCTGCAGGTTTTTTATATCCAAGAGTTTTTGCAACATCAGATGCTACAAACCATATTTCACCATCTATTTCGACAGTTTTAATTTCATTCAACATTTCCTCTTCGGGTAATTGGTACTTAAAAATTGCTAATTGCATTGTTTAATTTTTATGAGTTATTAGTTTTCTAAATATAGAGATATATTTAAATAAACCAAAAAAAATACTCTCTAATTATTTAGAGAGTATTTTTAGTTTTTAACATTGAACAAACTTTTCATAACCTTGTCGAAATCAGTAAGCTGTTCTATGTATTCTGAGAGTATGTACGACTTTCTTCCGACGATAAGAATCTTCTTAATGTCTATCTTTAAATCAGGATGATTTTCTTTTATGTCGACAACGTCAAAGTATTCGATGCCATTCATTATTACGCTTTTCACGCCTTTTTGTTTTAGTTCTTGTACTAACATTTTTAAGCTGCTAAGTCTTTATATTTTGTTCTTACATCACTATTGACTAATAAATGTTTGAACTTTTCATTATCAGGAGTTTTTCTTAAATTGAATCTGTAAACAAATTCGTCAACATATTTTTGAAGATGCTTTCTGGAAACGTGATTATACATTCCGGAAACACTCTTCTTTAAAATATTCCAACTTCCTTCTATATTGTTTGTATGGATATTACTATCCTGTAAACTTACGTATTCTTTTTTGGAATGATCGATTATCTTATGGTCGTAATATTTGTTTAATCCTGTGTATCCATGCCATTCGTCACTTATCAGAACTGTAGTTTCAGGATTTACCAACCTACAAATTAATGGCTGTATACTAATTCTCTTTGTGTCCGGAACTACAAAAGCATTCATCTTTCCATCCCTCTGCAGCATTCCCATTACAGGTGTTTTATCTTTAAAGCTTCTACCCTGAGAATTATGTATTTTCTTATCCTTATGCCTGTTTTTATTTTTCCCTCCGATAAAAGTTTCGTCACATTCTACTATTCCTTCAAGTTCATTATTGTTTTCGATACCGAAACAAGCTCTGATTCTTTGAAGTACAAACCATGCTGTCTTTTGAGTAACATCAATATCTTTTGAAAGTTGGATAGAGCTGATTCCTTTTTTATGTGAAGTTACAAGCCAGATTGCCAAGAACCATTTACGTAAACCGATCTTTGTATTTTCAAACATTGATCCTGTTTTAACATTGAAATATTTACCAGTGTTTTTGCATCTATATCTATCACCTTTACATTTATAAACAGCCGATGATGGATCAAAAGGACTGACAACAATCCCGCCCCACCTCATTTGTTCTAAATGTTCAATGCATTTTTCCTCTGTAGAAAAGGTATTAAGAAGCTGTAATACCGATTTAATATCTGTGTTTATCATTACGTGTAAAATAGCAACACAAATTTACAAAATATTTTTAGTTAGATATTGTTTTTTAACACTTTAAACCATTATTTTTGCTGCAATATTTATCGAAAAAATAAAGCGTTTGCTTTTATTCTGTTGAAAGGAATCTGACAATTCAAAACAACACTGCAGAATAAACAGTTGATGCTCATGCCTATGGCGTGGGTCTATACTTGTTTGTGGTGTTGGGTTTTGTCAGAACCTCTTTCAACAAATTAAGTAATAGTTCCACGCTTTCGCATTTTATTAACTTTCATTTTGGGACTGAGTGAAACAAAACAGACACATGAAAAACATAAGTATTCCTGTTCTATTATTTATTTCTATTGTTCTGCAAATTGTATCATGCTATTTATTTTTAGGGAAAAACTCTGAAATTAGCTTTTCTATAATTTCTGCTTTAGGGAGTTTTACAGCTACTTTTTTAGCTTATGCCTTAATCTATTATTTCACATTTAGTTCCGGAGACAAAAGATCTGAATCTGATATTAAAATAGCATTTACAGTTTGTCATTACTTAATCATTTCAACGTTTGTAGTGTTTTTATTTCTTCTCATAGATAATTCACTTTATAAAAATACAGCCATTGGATTAAATGGGATTATCCTAGCTATCTACGGACGTCAAATATTAAACAAAGAAATTAAAAATCTTAAATAATGAAAAAAACAATTACAGTTGTTAGTATTATCGTGTCAACTATTTTATATTCTCAAGATGTATATCAAAATGGATTTTCTGCGGGTTATAGATCAGGTTACTGTTATAATATTTTAGGATGTGTTGCACCTGTCGCCCCTATAGGATTTAGAGATATAAAAAACGATTATCAAACAGGATATAATAATGGTTTCGTAAAAGGTCAGCAAGATCAAATTTCCCAAAAAAGTTCTAATAATACAGGTATTGTTCAGGGGCAATTAAGACCATCAATCCCAGATATGGATTTAAATATAGATCCAAATGTATCTCGGGAAATGTGGGCAAATTATTATGAAAAAAGAAGTGCTAAAAAAGCAGAAAAAGATAAACAAAATAAATTGTTGATTCAAATGATTACCGATCATACAATTGAAGTTATGGTCGAAATGGATAAATTGAAACTAAGATTAAAAGAAAGAAATTTAAGTGATAAAGAAATTGAAAATATAATTTATGATTTACATTATGAAAATCAAAATATTTATGTTGCTTATAGGGATAAGCCCGAGGATTATAAGAAATACTACAAAAAATATTTAGAATTAAAAGAGAGAATAATTAAAATGAGTCCACTTTAATAAGCAGGCCCATAAGAATTCTAAACGGTTTAATAACCGGCTGATCAAATTTACAAACTTTTCTCTATATGGGGAAAGTTTTTTATATTAGTGGAAACTAAAAACTTATAAATTATGGCAAAATTTATAATCTTCATTGATGCAGATGATATAACTATTCAAGAACAAGAAAAACTCAATGAAGATTTGATGAACTTGGGGTATTATACCGTTATTTCTGATTCAAAAGATAATAAAAGGTATATTCTACCCATATATCAATATTATTATGAATCATCCAATGATGACCTAGAAGACGTTATTGAACGTGTTGATAATCTTGTAAAAAAATCAGCCATTCGCTACGAGATAACTGCTCATGAAGTTCTTAATTCTAAATATAGAGGCTTAAAAGAATATAGAACTTAGAACGAGCCGTTACCTCTTGGGTGTTTATCCCAATCAGGAGTATGCTTAAATAATACTCTTTCTTTTGGAGGATTAACTGAAACCACAAAACTATCTATAGGAGTTCTTGTATCAGACATAACCCAAAAACCACGAGCTTTTAATTCTTCAAATAATTGCTCGTTTGTAATTTTTAAATCTGCCATAGCTTTATTTTTAAACGAAGTTACGGCAGATTATTTTTTTTGGCGAGTTGCTAACTATCGTACCTATTTTTTACCTTTGTGTAAACTAGTATATACTTACCATAATTTTCAACCTTTAAACATGTTAAAAGAAGGCGTAAAAGAATATCGAGACAGATATAAAAATGTAGAAGTAATTGTATGGGTAGGATACAATAAAGATAATCCTATTTTAAAATTTAACACAAAAGAACTTCCTTTGATATAAATAAAAATCTCAAACAATAATCAACCGCTTTAAATAAGGCGGTTTTTTGTGTTTAAAATTTAGTTTACATACAAACTGCCAACGAAAACAAATGCACGTAATTTTTACGGTTTAAAGTGACAAGAATCCAAACGAGCCAACAGAAAGAAAGCACAAGGAAGTAGGGAGAAGGCGAAGCAAGGAGAGAAAGAACAAAGCTAATTATCTTTTAAGTAGTCGCTTTATTGAATCAGATGTTAACTGCCGTATTAATGTTTTAGGCATTTTGATTCCGGATGATAGATTTTTACTTTCCTTTAAATCTAAATCCTGATCAAATAATTTTAATTGCTTATCATCTTTTACAATAATATTTTTTGATTTATTTTCTTTCAAAGCAAATAAATAAGCTTCAAATGTTTCAATGTATCCAGATTGTTTTTTATACCACATTTTATTGCTTGATAATTTTAGCCATCCTTCAGAAACTAAAAAATCTTCTATAATTTCAAAATCTTGTTTAGTAAATTCTTTCATAATATTATTTTTATTCAAATTTAAGTCATTTAAAGCATATATACATAAAACCTGCTGCACAATTACCAAAGAATTTTAGTACAAACGATTCTCAGGAACTACAAAAGCAAAAACACCGCCCGAAGACAGTGTTTTAATTATTAGTATAAAAAAATTAAGATGTTACAATAAATGTTTTAATCTCAAATGTTTTATTGATATTCTGGTTATAGGACTTGATCCAATAAACACACTCTTCTAATGAATCCATGAAATTACATTCTATAGATTTTGTTTGGGTATCAATTACCTGATAATATATTTTAATTTCCATTTTTTTATATTTAATTAGTTTATTTTCCGTAAAGAATAACAGCCAAATGAAAGTTAGATTTTGCATTGAACTTATCTCGAATAGCTTTTAAGCGTTTTTCTATGATGCTAAGCGAGTTTGGTTTAATATCCAGAGACTTTAATAAATCGCTTATTTCTGCCTGGGTTTTGCCTTCTTTCAAGTACTGAAGTATCAATCGGTCTACACGATCTAAATCATCATTATCATAAACTAAATTCTTTTTTCGTTCAGCCAACAAGCCAAGAGAAAGAAGAAAATTTCTTTGTTTAAAGCTCATATGATTGCCGGACAGCCTACCAATAGAATGACGCTTAAATAATTCATTATACATTTTATTACGTAGGGCATCAGGAACAAAACCACGCGAAGCGGTAGCTAAATGAAGTTTAATAATGTTCTGCAATTCTTTATCGTCAAGCTCCGCAAGGAGTGTAACAACGTTGGCAGACTGAATGCCGGCAAGGTCTAAAAGTAACTGTTTTAATTCGGTTGATGTTTTCATAATTATTTATTTTGATCGGTTAAATATCTTAATGCATAATCGTTAACAGCATCTTTCATGACTTCTAAATATCTATAATCAGGAGAGCAATAATAAACCTCACCGTTAATTCCGTAAGCCATAACCAATCCGTTTTCATCCTCATTAATAGTATACCCATCAAAATGAGTTACGCCATTATCATCTACAAAATCAAAGTCAATGCAAGTAATTTTTTCTGTATTCATAATATTTTTTAGTTTGATTGAGGTGGTTTGTCTCTCAATTCTAAAGCAAAGATAAAACAAATATTTTAATTAATACACTTTTATGTAATTTATTTTAGATTATTTTTATTTTAATCATCAAATGAGGTATTTTAAATAGAATATTCCGCACAGATGCCAAGATAAAAACGTACAGCCGATTCTCAGAGGGTTTAAATTGATTAAATAGGGACATCGGGAAACACGACCCCCCCCGAAAGCCAACAATAAAACATCTACCCTAAGCAATACTGAGACCAACCAAAACAGCCAACAATAAGAGAGAATATCTAACAAAGAGCATAGAAGAATAATAACAATACACAGTGCGAGAGAAGGAGCGAAGCGACCAACACATGCAACTCAATCAATCCAGACAAAGCAAACCAGTATACAATACAGCAAAAATACGTCCTGAAATACTTTATTCTTTAATATAATTAAACTAACTAACGTTTGTTAGGTAAAATATAAATCATTACCAATATCAAGTCCTACATATGTCAGTGCCTATTATTGTACAGGTAAACATCTACAAGTAAACTATCGATGCCATATTGTACACAGTCTGAAATGTTTAATTAAATCGTGTAAATATTTGTTCAGTTGTGTTTTTAAACTGTTACAAAAACAAGTTCTAACCGAATATTTTATTGTTATTCAAATAAAAAATGCTAATTTTGTGCTTACGAAGGATAACATTTATGACAATACACCAATTAAAAGAGAATATTCACAGGGAGAGAAGATTCCGGAACATTAAAGTTTCTGATCTGTGTAAGAACATAGGCAAAGATAGATTCTATATTAGCCAAATGATTAACCCGCCATTTAACACGATCATAGATATTGCCAATGCAATAGGATGCACACCTGCTGACCTGATGAAAGAATAGTTTACCTAACAAGTGTTAGGTTTTAGTTCTGTTTTGTATACGGAAACAGAACAAGAATAAATAAATTTGAATACCCCTTTTATTTTATTCACCTTTTTAGTGTACCCATTGCAGTAATTAATATATTTTGTATATATTTGTAGTAAGATTATTTGATGGTTGATCAATGAGTATGCAAGTGTGCAGGAAAATCGACTTTCATTTTCAAAAACATTTTGCCAAAATCGGAAGGGCGGGGGTAATTTTTTTCATCGATCCGGTCAATTTTTTTTCGTGCTGTATAGATAGTATTTAACATTCAACTCCCTAATACGTTATCTAAATTTATATAAACATGCTAACATAAATTAATTTAATAATTATGAAAATACACATTAACAACGACGACAATTATGCAACACCTCCTGAATTGTACAATGAATTAAATGAAAGGTTTAATTTTGATTTTGACCCTTGTCCTTATAACGATGGAGAAATTATAAATGACGGTTTAAAAATAGATTGGGGAAAATCTAATTATGTGAATCCACCATATTCAAGAAAGTTAAAAGAAGCATTCATTTTAAAAGCTATTGAAGAGCAGGAAAAAGGGAATCAATCAGTTTTTTTAATTCCTGTTTCAATATCAACAAAAGTTTTTCATGATTTAATTTTACCAAATGCTGAGATTGAATTTTTAAAAGGCAGAGTTAAATTTGGAAAAAGGGACGCTGATGGTGTTTTTTACTATCCTAATAATAAAGCTACTAGTGGAACTAAAGATTCAATGATAGTTATTTTTAGAGGTAAATAACATACAACTCATTCACTCAATATCAGAATTAATAAACTAAACCAAAATAAAAATAATTTAACATTAAAACCATAAAATATTTATGAAAGAATTAATTCAGAAAAAAGAAACTAAGTATGTGAGAGAAGTTCCATATTGGTTAAAAGATTCAAAGAGAAGCGCAGTAGTAGCGTTAAGTACTAAAGATGAATGTGTTTGTTTTTTAAAACACACGTATCATAATCAAGAGTTATGCTTTAAGTGGCTATCTGTGAATGTTGGATCAGGTGCTGATTTGTCTATTCCACACAAAAATATTCAAGATGCTTGTGATGAAGCATTAAGTGAGGGATGGAGAGTTTTATTTTTAGGAGAAGAAAAGGACACTAAGTTTGGAGAGAATAAGGAGGTCTTTGATATATTCAGTTCTTTAAAATAATTTCAACAATGAAAATACAATTTAGATGGGTTGGGCTGAATAAGCATTTTAAAGAGATACAAATTCAAGATGGATTAACCTTAGATAAAATTAGAAACGGTCATGCTTGGACTTTCTTCGCTGAATCAAATAAAGGAGAATATGGTAATTGTAAATTCCTTGGAGAGGATTTATTTTCGGGATTAGTAAGTCAAGATGGAGTCGATGCTTATTTTAATGATGTTATTCTTTACCAAAACACAGAAGGACAAACTCGTGAAGCTAAGTTATGGTATGACAACAGAGAGAATTGTTTAATGGTTGGTAATTTTCCATATCATGTACTTTTCAACTCAGCATATATTCAACCATCAAAACTAGAATTTAAGATAGTAGGGAATACTTATGAAATTCCTGATATTAACAAACAATAAATAAAAATTCATCATGAAAAAATTAGAAACGCTTTTAGAGATATTCAGAGACTTTGAAACGATAATCCATCAAGAAGAATACAGTCAGTTTACTATTGATTTTATTCAGAACGAGGAAATGCATATTAGTGAACAATTGGAAGATAATTATTTATCAGAACTTCAGGTGAATGATTTAATATCGTCTTACGTTTATCAAATTGATAACATATTAGCTATTATTAAAAATGGAAAAGATTGTACGCTATTCTTCGATTTGAAATCATGCTTAGAAAAAATATAAATTATGCTAAAACAAAAACAACCTTATGGATGCGGATTGTATGCAGTATCGAATGCTTGTAATTTAAAAAATTTCATTACTGAGGAAAGATTAGAAAAAAGCAAAACAGGAAATGTTGTAGGTCAGCTTTCTAAATGGCTGCAGGACGATGGATTGCCTTACTACATTGACAGCCTATACTATAATCATCTAGGAAAGAAACTTCCTAATTCGGTATTAAGTTATGTTCCTATGGGCGAGGGAGTAGAATATCTTCCGGTGCTTTTAAATGTGAGGTTTTCAGATGAAGGTAAGAATCATTTAGTCGGTGGTAAAATCGGAAAGAATGGCACGCTTTATCTTTACGATAGTCTTGGGGAAGCTATGGTTGAAACTACATTGAAGAAGGTCAATAAAATGTATCATCATGTTTATGGACTGTTTTTATTTATGAGCGACGAGGATGGCTCGTATGTCTTTATCTAAATTAACTTAAAACAAAATAAATTATGTACGAATTTTCATTTATAGATTTCGGATGGAAAAGATTTCTTGAAGATGGCAATGGCAACGTTTTGATTATGAAATTTAATTCTTTTGATGAAGCAGAAGAATGGCTTTTAACTCATGGAAAAAAATACGGTTGGACTAATGAGGGAGTAAAATATTGGTGTTGGGATGTTGAGACAGGAAAAATTGATGAAGATGATATTTAAAATAAAAAATCTACCTAACGGTAGTATAATGATTAAAACGAAATAAAACATGGGAAATTACGACAGTAAATCGGATACACTACTTCACATAAAAAGAGTAGCACAATTATTAACAGAGGCTTCTATTGGTTTAATACTAAGAGCTAACGTGCATGATAATTCTAAATTAGAAAGTCCAGAGAAAGAACTTTTTGATGAATACACTCCCAAATTAGCGTCTTGCACTTATGGTAGTGAAGAATACAAAGGTTATTTAATTGGTTTAAAAAAAGCACTTGATCATCATTATAAAAATAACAGTCATCATCCAGAACATTACGAAAACGGTATTGATGGATTTGATTTATTCGATCTGATAGAAATGTTTTTTGATTGGAAGGCAGCAACCGAAAGACATAATGATGGTGATATTTATAATTCCATTAAGATTAATCAGGAAAGATTTAATATGAGTGATCAATTAGCATCTATACTTCATAACACCGCTAAACGATTAGGATATAAAAAATGAAAACAATAACAGCCGAATTTGAAATAGAATTCAAAGATGGAAAGAGAACGATTGAAATGCAGTTGAAAGAAGATTATGAAATTGATGACTGTGAGGTAGATAAAGTTGTTATGCTGAATCTATGTAACGGAGAAACCTATACAGGAGTTTTTAAAGGCATTGACAGTCAGGATATAATGATTGAATCATTAAGTTCCCAAACTACAATAGGTCTAGGAGCTTCGTTTATAAATGATTATTTTGAAGAAATTAAAAACTAAAATTATGTCAGTAAAAAAAGTAGAAATGTTCACGGTAGTATGTGATAACTGTGGAGTAGACAATGGGAAAGATCAAGAGTTTTCTTGTTGGGGCGACGAAGGATACGCAAAAGAGCAGGCAATGGAATCCAATTGGATCGAAGAAGGCGACAAGCATTATTGCGAGGATTGTTACGAATATGACGACGAGGATAATTTAGTTATCAAAACAGTTTTACATAAACAAAGATCACTTTAAAATGAAAAAGTATAAATTTACTTCTAAGAGAAGTCCAATAGAATTTATAATCGAAGCAAACAATGAATATGATGCTATTCAAAAAGCTTATGATTTATATGGAAATGTAGTAACAATTATGGATTATAAAGAAATAGAAGAATGAAACTAACAAAATATGAATCGATATTATACTTCTATGGAATTTCAATAATTCTATTTGGCGCATTTATGATTTACAGAATATATTCAGCATTAATTTAAAATTATGAAAGCATATAAAATACTAAAACGATATCCCGCATTGCCTGATTATTTTCAGGAAGACGATATCATTTACCATTATCCGATAGAAGGAAACTATCCATTAAGTATGCCGTCCAATCAAAGTTTTGTTGTAGAACGAGCAGATGTGTACAAAAAGATTTTACACCAACAAAAAGATCCTTTTTTATGGGCTGACCATGTTGAAAATAATCCAGATTACTTTATGAGATTAGATTTGATAGAGATTCAGTCGGAAGGAAATACGGTAACATTAAATACTATTTAAAACAAGACAATTATTATGTATACAATCAAAGATTTAAAAAACTTCATTGAGAAGAACAATTTACCGGATGATATGCCGGTAGGATTATTAGACACGACAACGGACGACACGTATTATATGAACTACTCATTATCCGAAGAAAACTTTCAAGTGGAGGATTACTTCTCTCAGGAAGATGAAGGTACTGATGACTACGGCAAGCCAAGAGGAAAAATACTATTTATCAATTTTGATAATAAATTAAACGAAAACCCAATTTAGTTATGCTAAATTTCTTTAAAAAACTATTTTGCAGCCACAGGTATCAAATTAAAGATATATACGAAAGATGGTAAGGAGATCCTGTTTATGATTGTTATAAAAAAAGATTTACTGTTTATGAATGCCCAAAATGTAAAAAACAAAAAATAGAGATTAAAATAATATATTTATGAAACAATATGAAAAACTAAAAATTTACATGGATTATGTGATTACACAAATTGCATTAAAATATGATCTATCAATAGATGCCGGACAAATCAAAAACGAAGGTTGGAAATTTTATCCAATTTTAAATGTGTCAACAACAAAAATAATTGATTGTAAAAATGTGAAGCCAATAAGCTATAAATCATTTGAAGAATTTAGTCAAGATTTAAATGACGAAAGAATTTCTGGATGGTATGGCGGTTGGTATTGGAGATTTAAAGATCGTATAAAATTATAGTTATGGCAACACCACGAGAAATAGAATACCTGCTTGAAAAATTTGATTATAAAAGTTTTAGAGTATTAGGATTCTACGATAAATCCATAAAGGAAAAAGATTACGACGCACAGATAAAACGAATCTGCGAATGGTTTGGCATAACCACAATTTTCCAATACGACACAATTGGAATTGAAACCAATAAATTTATTAAATCGGATCTACAAACATTTTCAAAGAATTAATTATGATTAGACAAAGAGATTATGTACCATACGAAAAATCAGTTAGTGTAAACGAACACAAAGCTGCCACTGATGAATCTATAAAATTACTAAACGAGTTCCAAGAAAAAGCAAAAGAAAATCTTTGTTACTCAGTTAGGATAAATCAAACATATCTTAATGCCGTAGCATTCTGGTTTAGAGAAGATCAAATGGATGGAGGATTTGAAGTTTATTATAAGTTTGGGCTCAATGGTTCAGAGTTTAAAGTAAAGACTTTTGTGAGCGACGAGGATTGGCATGAAGAACAAATGAAGAACCCACTCGGAGAGCCATCAATAAATATTGCTTTAAAAATTGTTTACGATGGAATAGCTGCCGAAATTGCCAAAGGATTAATAAATGCAACCCTTCCAGAATTAAATAAACACATGAAATATAGATGATTAATTTGTGTATATCAAATACATTTACTAAATTTACCTCACAAACAAATACACACACTTATGTACACACTTAGAATGGTTGATTCAAACCAAAAACAAACAAATCAATTAATCGGGAATATTTATTCATTAATTGACAGAAATTCAAATTATAATGAGTTTTCTGGTAATTTTAGAATGCTTTTTGGGAAATCGCATGTTGCTGATTTAGATGAAAATTCCGATGAGCATACTAAAAATGTTTATGCAATTCTTGATTTCATGGGAGATATGATTCCGTTATATAAAGATACGGCTTATTACATCATGACAGAATCCGGAAAAACATTTAGTAATTTAAGTTACAGATAAAATTCAGTTTCCATTGATGATTTTTGATTCCCTAGTATTAGCATTAGCTGTGCTAGGGTTTTTAAAAACTAAAAACAATATTATGCACGCAGATTTAAAAGGCTCATTAAAAGCCATCGAAAAAAGTTGGAAGGTATTTGAGCACAACGGAAAACCGATGACTAAGAATCAGGTGATAAAAGTTCTGGAATATGGAATCGCCAAAGGATATGAAACCACAAGAGACTTTAAAGAAAATGAAGTTGACGAAATACTAAAATTAAAACCATGAGCGAACTACAAAAAGAACTAAGACTTGGAAATTTAATCTTAGATAGAGGAAAGTCAACAACATTAAAGCCTAGTCAATTAGTAAATCTAATACAAGGTATTGCTTCTTATGAAGCCATTCCCCTCACCAAAGAAAACATTGAAAAATATATCGATTGGGGTTTTGAATTTGGATTTAATAAATCGATTGTTGAAAAAGAATATTGGATAGAGCACCAGTTCTTAATGGAGAATGCAATTGATGGATCTAGTAGTTTTGAAATAATATTTTCTGAAAGTAAATCCGACCAAAATGATATTCAAATATCTTATTACATCGACGATAAATTATTAGAATTCGGACTCGATGACACTTTGCATAATTTACAGAATCTTTTTTTCATTTCGTGCGGACAAGAATTACCAATTAATAAATACTAATAATATGATAACATTTAGAGACATAAGTGGAAATGAAATAAAGATCAATATTAGATATGTAGTAGCGATTTATTGTGATAGCGAAATATTATTATCAACAGGTGATCGAATCAATATAGATATGGCTTATGATCAATTAAGAGCGATAATAAATAGTGCAATATCAATGATTAAATAAAAAAAATATGACACTCGAAGAAATTAAAATTAATTGGAGTAAAACGGATGACACCATCTACGGAGACAATGAATACGAAAAGAAACTAAAATCCTTGGAAGCAGCCAAGACTAAAGTAATCGCAAAAAATTAAGTTATGGCAAAGAAAAGATTTTTTGAAATCATCGATCAGATGAATATTCAAGACACAGAAAATAATACGGAAAATATTCAGGTATGTCCGACTTTTATTTCTGCAAACTTCAGTAAAAAAGGAACACAAGTTACAATGGGAGTTCCAGGAAATATTGTTTTCGATTTAGAATCTGACAAATTAATTCCTGTTTTACTATTAATAAACAGAGAGGAATACGATAAACTTCAAATCGAAAACAAATGAGAAATGCAAAATATCTCCGCAACAAACCAAAAGGATTTGGAAATAACATTCTAGGTGGAGAAGGAATATCCGGAATACGATTGGAATCAGGCTCAAAAATGGACTTTAATGGAAAAGAGGTAATTGTCGTAACCCAAAGAGCTTTAAGGAATTTTACCACGGTATCTGATGGTGATAAAGAGTTTGAAGTTGAGACTGATAAATTGAAAATAATAAATGAATAAAGAAATCCTAAAACAAAACTTTGAAAAAGCCTGCGCAGATTATATCGAATACTTCTGTAAAAAACAAGAAATGTATTTTGAGTTTTGGGTTGCTGATGAAATAGGTGGAGTAGCTTGTTTTGGGGATTACTTTTTTAGCCTCACAGATATAATATTAGATATAGAAACTGATCAGCCTGCAGAATTAATTTTAGATTGGCAAAATGAAATTGCTGATCAAGATCCTCAAAACAAAAAATCAGTATTCATAAATTACAGATCGTACATTAAAGGATTACGATTGATAAATTTAGATGATGATTGGAATTCTGGAAATGGATCACATTACAAATAACAAATAAATACTTATGAAATTAACAGTAATTTTAGAAAAGACTTCAACCGGATATTCTGCATATTGCAAAGAAATTGACGGAATGACAACTGTAGGAAAAACTTCTGCAGAGATTAAAGAAAACTTCCAAGAATTAATTCAGATGCGATCTGATTATTTGGATGAACAAGGCAAAGAAAAAGAAGCTAACGAAATGTCAAAAGCTAAATTTGAATTTGTTTTTGAAAAAGAGATTTATAAAAAAACTAATCTTACAGGAAAGCATGTCGTTTGTAAAGATGTAGACTTTCTGGATTTTGAAAAAGATAAAAATGGATTAGTTAAAATCTACGATACGCTTGACAAGGCAATTGAAAGTACGGTAGATAACGACTACCCCTCTACATTAATTCTTCAGGTTGTAGGTTGTGGATTTTCAAAAGTAGAAGGCGAAGAAGAGCCAGATGAATCAAATTCTATTTCTGTTGATTTAGAAGCTGAAAATATATCATTTACTGAAGCGATTGTAAAATATGGAAAGCGTATAAAATAATATACTTTTCTTGCCTCTAAAATAAGCACACTAGAAGATTTTTTTCATATCACCATTCAATCCGAGTGGTGATTTTAGTTTAGGTGATATTTTGGCTGAGTAACAGACTTATAAATATCTTCGTCCATTAAATATAAAAGAGTCTCCTCAATACATTTGCCCACGGATTCATAGATAACTTCTTCCAGGTTTTCATCCTCACGATCATACAATTGCATATTACACATTTTATCTCTTTTGTATCGGGGATTATCCGGAGTCAGAATAGTAATCTGGGCAGCGAAGTATTCTGTATCAATTGAAAAGCCAATGAACATCTTTTCTTGGCTTATTTCAAAATACCTGACCGAATACTTTATATCCGCGAGAACTTCAAAAATTTCATTAGATACTGCGTTGAAATAATCTATAGTATGATTCGTTTTCATATGTAATTGTTTTTCTAAAGTTACTAAATATAATAACACAAAAAACACCGATCATAGTTGACCGGTGAATTAACCACTAAAAAACTAAAATAATAATGAAAACAATTAAACCATTCACGAAATGAAAAGTAAAAATTTGGGAATTTAGAAGGGCTCGAACCTCCGACCTCACATTCTTTTCGAATGTCCTTTTCAGGATCATTTCTGAAGCACTCTACCTACTGAGCTATAAATTCCGTTTTAAAAAAGCCTACACCATAATTGATACAGGCTCAAATTAACTATAAAAAAACCATTATGTCTTAATGATAACATTGATACAAATATATATAATATGTTTATTAAAAACAAATGTTTTTTAATAAATTTCAATTTCTCCGTCTTTTAAATTTGGGCTTGGGTGGATTTTTAATAAATATCCTGCGATCCAAACTGAATGTATTTTGAAATCATGCATTGATTGTAATGCATGGTAATCTGAATAACTCATAATAGCCACTTCGCATTCTTTGCCAGATAATTTTCTTTCATGAATTTTATCTACGATATTATGAATTACATCGCGGGGCTGATTTTCGTTCTTAAATTTTTCTACTACCAAATCGAAAGCCTCAGCAATATCTTTATTAATTGCTGGATAATCAAATTTAATCCCAGGTTTGGTTAATGGTTCAAAATCCCATAGATTAACTCTTCCGAATGGGCTTACTTCATCCTTATAATTTAAAGGAATTGGTGGAGCATCATAACAAGGAGTTTGAATTTTCATCTGACCTATTTCATCTAATAAAAATAAACTAGGCTCAGTACTTTTTTTAGATTTTGCCTTTTTGAAAACTAACCCATCTAGATTATCACAATTCCTCAAACGATCACTTGCTTCATTAATTAGATCTTGCTTAGTTTTATTATGATGAAATCCTGTAAATGGTGGAATAGCATCTAATTCTTCCTGCGTATATTTCTCATTTAAACTCATAGCTGTATATTTTTAGTGTAAGCGTTTTCTATTTCTTTGAACCGGTCGTATTGAAAATAAACATCGTGACCTTTCTTTATTTTCTTAGATTCTTTTTTAGTAAATTCACATATCTCCATGAATTTGATTAATTCCGGATAAAAGGTTTTTTTCTTTCTTTTTAGATATGCCTCACCATCAAAGTAGGAAGGTTTTCCTTTATCGTCCAAGAATATCTTATTTGTACTTTGGTGATACATTCCAATACATCCTGGAATAAGTGTTTTCTGGCAATTCACTTTAATATAAAACTCAAATCCACAAGAACATAATTCATCGTAGCCAACTACTTTAAATCTTTTGGGATCTAGATTTATAGCATGAAGCATTGTGTCTAAAACCGAAACCAAACCTCCATCCGAGGATATGTAAATTGTTATTAACTTTTCTTTCGAATTTAATGCTGTAAAGAATTTCTCAAGCATTTCTTTATCTAATGACTGATCGTGGAATAATAGATTCATTAGAATGTAGTTTTTTGTTTTAATTTATTATATTGTATAAGTAAATCTGAGTAAGCGTCGATAGTTCGTTCATAATCTTTTTTGTAATTATGAGTATAGATATGAATATTTAATACCTTAATCAGTAGTAAACAGACTAGTCCAGTAATTAATGTAATTAGTATTATTTCTATAATATCCATTTTATTTAGTTTTTTAAATTAAAAAAATCCCTCCAAATTAATAGAGGGATTTGGCTTAGTGTTATTTTTAAGATTTTAGAGATTCTTTTCTAAATTCCTTAAAAAGCTTTGTAAGTTGTAAGGAAGATTTTCTTGCTCTCCCGCCGGCTGCATTGTTTCCTTTTTCTAATTGACTTGTAGCATTAGTTTGAAATGCTTCGATTTGTTTGTTGATTTCGTCTAGTAAATCTTTCATGTTGTTTTAAATTTAAATTGTTAATGAATATTGTATATAGCAAATATACTATATTTATTTGAGTTGACCATCAACTAATGCTAAAAATTGCTTCTGACTGCAATATTTTATTTTATTGAAAAGATTAAAGTAAATTCCATGCTTGAATTTCGTATTGCTTAATGCTTGAAATCTCTTATCGAAAACCGATTTTAGCGATTTATGTTCTTTCTCAATTTCCTCTAATAACTTCTTATTCGGAACGTCACCATTCTGAATCACAACAAATGGAGAGCTAATCATAATAAACTCATAAACTATAATAGCATATAGTAAATCTACCAGAAAAGGGTCGTTTGATTTTTGATAGTCTGACAATAATTGCGCCGAAAGCCCTCCAAAATACTCCACAACCAAAGCGTAATCATTCTTGTATTCCTTAGCTCTTTGATTTCGCTCATAGATAGTAAACATATCATCCGAGTCCATAATGGAAACTCTCTGAAGATATTTGTAAAAATTATTCTTTGGCAGAACTTTTTTCTCTTGTAAATGCTCAATCGTCGGAACAATATCTTGACTTAAAAAAGTAATCAACTGATAATTTAATGTAACATTCTCTGTTAGTTTTTTCTTTTTTGGAACCGGAAATTTTACTTTTGCTTCTATTTTGTTTTCTAAAAAGTCTAATGCTCCCATCTTAAATTACTTTTACTTTATTTCCTACGATTTCAAAACTCATTTCTACCAAAGCTAAATCTGATAATATTGAGAATGTTTGTTTTTCTTTGCCAAATTCTTGGACTGTATTTTGTTCTATTTTTAGGTATAGTTTATTCATTTTTTGAAAAGTTTCTTAATTATTTGTTTTTGTTCTTCCAGAGAAAATCCATTTGATTCTCCAATTTTCAATTCATTTTCTATCTCATTAAAATCTACTTCTTTTTTAATTTCATAAAGAAATAAATCCCAATCATTATCATTCATCCATTCTTCCTTAAATGTTTCTGAAAGCATTTGAATAACAAATTGTTGATATATATTTTCCATGATTTAGTATAAGCAGATTAATATTGCATCGCGTACGTCGCTGTTCGATTTTTTTGGCATTTGAATTCCTAGAGGTTTTAGTAAATTAACAATCTCTTCATGGGTTATTTTACCTCCTGCACCTTTCCATCTTTTTGTTAATGGCAATGAAAGCTTGTAAGGAATTTCTAGATCGACACAAAGCTGTTCTATCTTCCTCCCGACCTCATGGTTTGCTCCAACTTTTTTACCAATGGTTGCAGATATATTTGAGTATTTTAGAACCTCAGAATATGAATAAAGACTTTTCTTTGGAATACTAGAATGAAAATCTGATTTAGAAATTTTCCATCCGGCTTCAATCTTAACTTGTGTGATTTCTGATTTATTTTCAACAAGCCAACGTTGCAAATCAAAGAATTTTATTGCTGAGTATTGTAATTCTTTTGTTTCTTTGTTATAAGATGAGAAACCTATTTTTAAAATATCCGGATCAAGACCTACTATTTTCATTTAATTTTATTTCATTTAAAAGATTTATGTGGGATTCTTTCGTATCCAATAAATTCCCATTTTTATCTCTGTACATTTTTAAAGGCTGATCGTAAACTAAAAACCGATGTAATAACGCGTGATCAGATTTTGATACTATAATAACATCTGTAGCTAATTTTAAATCATAATTCCAATGATGTCGTTCAAAGCCTTTTTTGCATTTTGCTTTTTTAGACATAATTTTTGATTTATATTTTTCAGGATATTTATCATAGTAATTTTTCATAGCCAATTTCTTTTCTTCTTTAGTTGGCTTATGTTTTTCTTTATAGTTTAATCTATGGTATTTTTCCCTATGTCTAGCGTGCTCTTTTTCTAGCCATTCAGGATTTAGCCTAAGAATCTCTTCTCGTTCTTTAACATCTTTTCTATTGCAAGTTTTGCATTTGTTTAAATGTCCATCAGCCATTTGAGAGTGTCTGTAATATTCTGACAAAGGTTTTTCTTGTAAACATTTGAAACATTTTTTAATAACCATCTTAAATTATTTTTACAAATATATAAAAATTATTCAAAATGGTTATTATTTAATGAAATTAATTTAACCTGAAATCCTTCACTATTAAAAGTTTCTATCGTATTTGAAACTCAGAATGGAAGCGAGTCGTCATCTGAGTCCTCTGCAAAAGGATTTTCAAACGCTTGTTCAGGTGTTCCTTGTGGAATGTTATTATTTGTATTTGCGGGTCGGGTGATTTTCCAAGCCAAAATTGTATTAAAATATTTATCTTCTGCGCCATTAGGTGGTGACCATTGACGCCCTCGTAAATTTATTCCGATTTCTACTTCGTCACCCACTTTGAAAGGATCTATAATATCCACTTTATCTTGTAGCAACTCGATCATAATTGGTTGAGGGAATTGTTCAGAGGTGAGTAAAACAAATTCCCTCTTTTGAAATCCAGAAGCGAATGTTTGAATATCCCCTATCTTTTTAATTGTTCCTTTTAATTCTAATGACATAATTATTGTTTTAATTTGTTTTGGTTTTTAATAATGATATCCTCGTTGAGCCACTGTTTATTAATTTCTTTTCTGATTGCTTTCTTTATTTTGTCATTAGTTTTCTCGTCCTTTTCATTGAAATACTGCATCATTGTAGGAACAACAAAATCCATTAATTTATACCTGCCAATTTTGCTAATTAACTTCTCTTTTCCAAAGTCAATTTCTAAATCACTTAAATCATTTGGATTGAAATTAATATGCATTTTTGGATAAGTATTTCTCTTTACTATTACCCGATCTAATTCTTCAGTAACCTGATAAACCGGCAAGTATCTCATTACCCTGAAAATTTCTTTTTCTGTTTGGTTAAATACTAAAGAATAATCTGCTGCTCTTAAAATGTGATCTAATTCGTAAAGATGTGTTTCTTCACGACCTTCCATCTTTTTTTCTATAGAGGCTGCTGTTAATCCACAACTGCTTAAAATTCTAGGAATCTCACTTTTATTAATTCCGTACTTTTGCATATCTTCGATTAATGCATCCCAAATCCTTTTTGTAATTCCAGATTGATAGTTGTAGTGATTTTTTCTTTTACCGTTTTTAGTCTCGATTATTTGAAATAGGTCTATGTGTTTACATTTCCACTTCTCTTTTTCGATATACCAACGAAGTTTTCCATTGTACATTATTGTGTATTTTTATTTAAAATTTGTATTACTTCTGCGAAATCTTCTCCTTTGGAATATATTTCTTTTATGATGCCTTTTTCGCTGTTCAATCTGTTGGCGTATATTTTTGGATGGTTTAGATTCGTAGCTAACAGTATTGACTTTTGGTAAGGTTTGATACACAGTACGAAAGAGGCATGGTCTTTGGTTGAGATACTGTCTAAGCTCGATACAAGCACTGTCTTTAGCAAGGGCTCGAAGAATAATTCTATACCATTCGGCATTATTTTCACCTCTTCTACTTTCAGTAAAAAGCCTATGCCGACCTCTGTGTTTCTGGATTGCATAAATAAATTTAGGTTTTAGATTTTTATCGTTCTGATATCGCACGTACGGTAATACTTTCTCCGTAAGGCAATTTTCTCTATAATATTTAAATAATGCTCTGTGAAATAAATAGCATAAATGAAAGATATTATATTCTTTTAAAAATGAGTTGAATAATTTCGTTATGTCTAAATATCTCGAAGTTTCATCGACTGAAGAATAAATCTCGATATTATAGCATAATACTTTGTTATCGTAAAAAAGAAATCCCATAAAAGAACTATTGCCATATTCGTTGTAAAACTTATTTAAAGATTCTTCTCCATGAAAATTATAGAACTTGCGTTGTATATTTATGGGAGCATCTAAAATATAAGGAAATAATTTTGCAGTATGTAGATTCTTAGTCAATGGTTTGGTTTTTTATTTTAAAATGTTTTACCTCCTTCCTTCGATCTGTTTTCTAATTTATGATCGGATCTATTTTTATTGTACTCCATCTTTTCTTTTATAGCTCCGGAAATATCATAATTCCATCTTCCACAATAATCCATTATTCTTATAATAGCATCTGCCATTTCGACTTCAGCCATTAACCTGTGTGGTAGATGATCATCCATCAATCCTTTTCTTTCGCCTTCCATTGCTTCAGATAATTCAGAGTGAATAAGGCAAATCATTTCTGCTTTATTTCTATCTTTTAATTTTCCTGTTTCTAAATTTGTATGCCAACCTGCGTTTTTAGAAGCTTCATAACATTTATCTCTTAAAATGTTTATTGATTCAAAATCTTTATTTGTCATTTTTTATTATATTATTTTTTTTATTGGTGTTTCTAATATTTTTTCAATACTCCATCCTCTGACTGTTCTGCTATAAAATGAACTATATTTTATTTTATAAATTTCACACCATTCTGCAATACTTCTTGAAACTCCTTTATATTCAAACAATCTATTATTGGTTCTATTTCTACATTGTTGAGTGTTTGTAGCCCACCTGCAGTTTCTTGGTGAGTAATCTTTATTGTTGTCTTTTCTATCTAATGAATATCCTTTAGGTCTGTCTCCCATGTCGTTTATAAAGTTTTCTAGACCATTGATTTTATTTCTCCATCTATCACAAACTTTGATTCCTCTACCTCCATAATTTTTATAATATTGTGCTTTAGGATAATAACATCTAGAATTCATATCTTTCCACGTTACAAATAACTCATGTTTGAGAAAAGAATTTCTTCTAATTCTTACACAGCCGCAGTCAGTATATATTCCTTTCCTAAGAAGTAATGATCGAATGCTTTTTATGTTTCCGCAATCACATAAGCACTTTACTTTAGATGAGTCATTTATTGTTTTATTTTCAATATTTTCTAAAACTAATATTTTCCCAAATTTTTTACCGATCATATCTATTTTCTTTCTGCCCATATTATTTCTTCCATTTTTTTAGCGGACAAATTCCTGCATGATATCCTGAAAAATATTTTCCCGCCAAATAGCACCCGCAACCTCTCTTTGAAGTATATTTACCATCGACTTCTATGATCACAATTCTTTTCTTTGAGCACCAACCATTACGATTTAACTCACATACTTTGCATTGTTCTTTTCGGTGGGAGATTTGTTCGTTGAGCTCTTCATCTTTTATAAAGGCAAAATTGTGACCTAAGTAAATTAAATAGCTTTCAAATATTTCCCAAATTTTGTTTTTAATATCTCGCATTGTCGTAGTGTGCATATTGCCTCATGAGAGAATTCACTTCTTCGCAGTCATCGAAAAGCATTTTTCTTTCTTCCCACCATTTTTCGAATTCAAACCTTCTGGTATCTTTCCATTTAGCGAATTGAATTGCTTCTGTTGTTTTAGAGATTGCTTTTTGCTTTAGATCTTTTAAAGCGTTTAGTGAGATTACTTTTTCTTCCATAGTATTATTTAAAATTTATTCTTAATGTATTCTGTTATCGATTCGATAGCCATTGCGATTGTTAGTGCGCCAAAAAATATTGATAATTTTATTAATGTCATTAATCTAATTCTTCGTAAGTCTGTTCAAAAATTTCTGGTTTGCAAGGATAAAAATCTCTATCTCCTGTTGGGAAAGCTTCTTTAATGATATAGTCATTTTGCATAGCTTTCATAAATCCTTCTTTTGTTTCAATGAACAAACTAAAAATAGGTGCGCCTTGTCCTGCGACATAAGCCGTTTCACTTTGGAGTTCTGCTTTCAATTCTTTGCCCACAAATTTTTCAACATCTGATCTGTTTGAGTTACCATTGAATTGAATAGCTTCTACGATTACTGGTTTTTTTTTGTAATTTCTTACCATTTTATTTGCTGTTATGTTTTATTTTTAATCCAAGTTCATAAGCCTGAGCCCCAATTTCCTCTATACGTCCATTACATTTTATACAACTTGCCATCCAGAATTTCTTATCAAGGTATAATTCTTTGCTATGTTTAGATTTCATATGATGAATACAAGTTGAATAATTAGTGCAACCGTCTAATTTGACTTGACAAAATGGATTCGCTTCTAAGAAATCTTTTCTTTCTGGCTTATATTCATGTAAAGTCTGTTGCATAGAACTTGAAACTTTCTTAATCGGTTTTCCAAATTTCATTTTCCAACAATATTGACAAAGTCCTTTACTGAAAATATAAGGTTTATTGCAGTCTAAGCATTTCTTTTTGCCGATTATCATATGACAAATATATACAATCTATGTATATAATCCAAATACAATGTGATAAATTTTAGCAAACCTTTAAAAAACTTCACTTATACATATTTTTGTTTCAAAATATACAAGACATATGAGCATATTAGACGAATACGGCATTAAGTCAGAGAGGGAAGAATCCACTACGAATATGCAGACTCCGGAGGTGACTCCCGAAACTCCGATTGTAGCAGAAACAACTGCTGCCGAGACGACGCAAGAACAAACACAAGAAACTACCCAGATTGCAGATACGCAGTCTACAACCAATCAAGAACCAATAGTTCGAACTGAGGAAAATCAAGTAATCCAATTTGCAAATGAAGAAGTTGCTAAAATGAATTCTTACTTCAAGAAGTACCCAGAGAAATCTATTGATGATTACAAAGCTTTAACGACTCCGGTTGAGCAGTTGAAAGAAGAAGATTTACTAAGGTCATATCTTTCTGAAAAAGAAGGAAAGACTAAATCCGAAATCGAGTATGCTTTAAAACAACTAGAGTTGAAAGAACAAGATCCAGATTTTGATCCGGAATTCGACGATGACAAAGATAACTTGGAAGAGTTAAAAAAGAAAGGAGATCGAGAGAGGATGATTCAGAATGCTAGAGAATGGCATGAAGACTTCGTTAAAAGTGAATTAAACTTTGACGGTGACAATCAACCTACTCAGGAGGCTCAGCCTTCAGAAATCCCTTCAATCGAAAAATTCATTGAGGATGCTCAGGTTAAACACCAAGAGTACACACAAAATTATCTGACTAAAATTTACGAAGCTTTACCCCAATTAGATAAGATTGATTTGGAAATTGACGGCAAAACTATTTCATTTGTTCCGGATGAAAATTTCAAAACGGAAATGAGAAAAGGTGCTGAGGATATTTCGAAGATCGGAAATGAATATTTCGATGAAACCGGAAACATTAAAGATGCGAAAGGTTTTATTAAAGAGAATGCTTTATGGGCAAATCCTAAAACTCGCCAACCATTGGTTGATTTTATAAAGGAACAAGCTGTAAATAATTATATAGCTAAAACTGATAAAGCAAGAAGAAATATTACATTGGATGATGCGACGACAAGATCTGTTCCACAATCTGCAGAAAGAGGGGATGTTGTAGACAAAATATTCAGCAACAAGAGAGGTGGTTTTTAATTTAATTTAAAAATTTAAACAAAGAAAAAATGGCAATAGCAATTACGACTCAACCAGAAAAATATTTCGTTAGTCAAATCGAAGAGGAACAAAGACCTCTAATCTCAGAACTTGAAATCACCGGTTTATGGAAGCCTGAATATCTAGGGAGATATGTGGCAGAGAAAATGGATGATACTTCTTTAATGGCTCAGTTAATGATCCAGGGAAGAGAAATGGCGGTATCTACCGATCAGATCATCTGGAAAGAAGAAGATAATAATTTCTCAGTAAATAGTATTACCGGTAAAGGGCTTATTACAAGAGCTGCAAACGTGTTCACTTTGAATACTTCTGCTATCCCTGAAGATACTTATGATATTGATTCTAATAGACCTGCGAATGCTCAGATCATCGCAGAGGTTGGAATGAACTTTATGGTTGTTGACTCTGCCGGCGAAATGAATCACGGAGAGATTACAGCAATCGCTGCCGATCATCAATCATTCACTGCTAAGTGGATTGGAGAAGGAGCTACAGCATGGACTATTGGAACAACTGATTTAGATATTTTCTTCTACGGTTACAACTTGGATCATTGCGAGTGTGCGCCTTGTATCGGTTATAAAACGTATGCACCAACCAGAGAGAACTCGATGTTCAAAGATGGTCAGTGTACAGAATATTGTGATGAAACAATCGCTAATGAAGGAGGTGGAGCATATAATCTTTTAGAAGTAGGAAACGGTGATTTCGTTACAGTTGACGAAAGATTACAACAAGCACAAATGTCTTTACTTGAAAGAGCTGAATGGCAGATGGCTTTCGGAAGAAGATTAACTGCAGCACAAGCTACAGCTTCCGGAAAAGTAGCTAGAGGTTTGAATGGGATCTTCCCAATCCTTGATGAAAGAGCATTAAAGTTTGAAGGAATGATTGAATCTTTCGCAGACTTGACAGAAATTGCTAAATATCTAAAAAGAGAAGGTATTAAATATGCAACTCTTAGATGTAGTGATGACCAAATGGCTAAGATTAATGAGTTGATTCCTAACTTTACTCAGTTGCAATTTGATCCATTCGTAGATCATACAAATCAAATGTTCTACATCGGATTTGGAGGACTTAAAGTTAATGGTGTTACATTAATTTTCAAAGAGTGGTCAGCATTAAATTCTCTTTCTGAAAATCTTGCAGCAAGATATCACTATGTAATTATTCCGGAAGGAAATCTTACAAGAGTAATGAATGGTGTAAAAACTAAAGTAGGTTACTTACAACTAGTTTGGTTTAAAGACTTAAACAATAGACCGTATAAATTCATGAGAGTTGAAAGCGGAGAACAGTCTTGCGGAAATCATAAGATTGATTATGTAAACAAAATGAGCATCGCCTTATTCCATCCTGAAAAATGGATTATTGGAGTAAATGTTGCAGAAGTAACACCGTAGTCTAGTATTATTTTTTGTACCTCTGCGGAATAATATTTCCGTAGGGGTACTTTTATTTTAACAAATTCATAAAACAAAATGGCAAAAGCAAAAAGCGTAATTTATATGTTCGACAAATCATTGGTTAATATGGTTCTTAAACCCGAACATGAAGTAATTGTAGATGATCAAGGTACTATGGAAACATGGCGACTTGTCAAAGGTGACTCTACTTTAAATGTAAAAAAACAAAGACCAAATGCAGTAATCAATCGATTCAGAGTTGGTACACAAAAGATGGTGATTTCAGATGCTACTACTCAAAAGTGGCTTGAATCAAAACCTTACTTCGGAACAAAAATAAAAATATACGATCAGGCTCAAGAAAATAAAAAAGCTTTAGAAAGTGTTATGGCTAACGTCAACACGGTACTAAAAGTTTCTAATTTAAACAACGAAGAATTATTAGGGTTAGGGTATCAAGTATTTGGTCAGAAAGCACTGAATATGGTAAAAGATGAAGGAAGCTACGATGGTCTTAAAATGCAGTTGTTAGCTAAAGCTAATAACGAAGCCGATACAATCGAAAAACTTTTAGATAAAGAGAAAAGCTCTTCTTCTACATGGTGGGCTCTCGCTTTCGCAAAAGGAATTATTAAAGAAGATCAATCTGGAACTAAAGTTTCTTGGGGAGACAAGCATGGTGGAGCAGAAATAATCAGTGTTACAGTTGGTATGAAACCTATTGATGCTATCACTGAATATGCAACAACTCAGGAAGGAGCTACTGTAAAACAGATGATAGGTCAAAAGATGATTGATAAAGCGACATCGAAAAATTCGAAAGTATTAAATGAAGAAGCAGGAGAAGATAATAATGACGAGGAAGATGTAAATGAATATCCAGATAAGCTTGTAGACATGAAAGAGTTTGCAAAACAAAAAGGATACGATGTTGAAGAATATGTAGAAATCAACCGTAAAGAGAAGATGGTTGAATATCTTGACAGTAAAAAAACAGGTGAGTAATGATTAATATACTTTATAACATCATAAACACAGCTTTAAATAAAAATCAGATGGGGAAAATTTCTCCATCTGAATATAATTCAGCTTTGTTCCAGGCAATGTCTAAAAACTACGCAGAGATTTATGGTAACTTCCGAAAGCTAAGCTACCGTAAAATGCGTTTCCAAGATTCTGCAGGATATGGTGATGAAGTATTTAATTTGAAGCAGGTTCTTGAATTCTATATAAATGAAAAAGAGTTTGATCTGACTAATGGAATCGGTACAATGCCGGAAGAAGTGAATTTGATTGATTCTGTTTTTGATGATGATGTAGAATTCGAGAAAACTGATTTAAAGATTTTCAATATCCTAAAGAGGTCAAATAAATTTGAGCCCACAATATGCAGTCCTATTTATACTTTAAATGATTCTACACTCAAATTATTGCCGGCTAAAAATAAAGTTGATATTACATACTTCCGAAAGCTTAAACAGCCGAAATGGACTTATGTAATCGCTAATGGAGTTGAAATGTTTAATCCGGATGCCACCGACTTCCAAGACATTGATATGCATTATTTAATGCTGCCAAACTTATTTATTGACGTACTCGCTATCTGCGGATTAAATCTCCAAATGGATCAGGTACAAAATTATGTGAATATGTTGAAGCAGGAAGCGATGGTGAATAAACAATAGTAATTATTTCATATTTAAAAACAGAATCCCCAACATTAGTTGAGGGTTTTTTTATTATCGCTTACCACAGCTTTTACATCCTTTTTTAGATTTAGCCACTGCCATCTGCGTTACTTTCTCTTCTATCTTTTGCTTCCAAACTGTTGGTTGCAATGCTTTAATTTTTAAAATATTCATAATTTATATTGTATTTGATAAACTCATTTCAGGAACTTCGGATTCTCTAATATCCGATATTTCCCCTCTACGAAGTTTGATTAGTTTCTCTTGATCGTTTGCGCTTTCGTTGATTCCTTTGATTCTAATTTCCTCGTCTCTGTCTTTTTTATACTGAGTCTGAGTCGCTTCAAATTCCATTCTCATTTGTTCTAGTCTCGCTTTGAATGAAGTTCTTTCTTGTTCTGTTTGGAGTTTTAATAATCCCTCGGCTTCCAAAATTTTCATCTGAGAATTAAAATCAATTTCTTTTTGTCTCAGTTTTAAATCAGCTTCTAATTGGATTGTAATTCTTTTCTCTTCATTAGAAATTCTTGATGCCTGGATATTTCCGTTATTGGCTTCCTGAATTTTTTGCATTTCCAAATCCTGATTCTCTTTTTTACGCTTATCTATTTTAAGTCTCAAAGTTCTCAGTGCAACTTTCTTGTTTCGGATATTCAGAATTTCTTCACCATCCAAAGGATCTATAACTCCCTGAGTAACGTAAGTGTTAATATTCTGAATCAAAGCCATTCTCTCTTGTCTTGTCGGAACGTAGTCTTGGTATATTCCGAAATAATGTGATGATCTATTTTTATATTTTTCCAGAATCTCTACATCATCTGTGCCAATCATATCAATATACTTGTCTCTGATATTACTCCATTTGAAAATATCATTAATTCTTGAACTTACAACTTGGAAAACTAATATTGACCACGTATGTAAAGCATCGCTGTAATCCTTCATTTGAGTGTTGTCCGACAATCTGTAAGGCTCAACATCAAACAATGTTTTATTATCTGGCTTAGCCTGATCAAACCCTAAATAACCAAACGATTCATCAAGTAATTTTATATCTTCCACAAACTGAATCATTAATGCTTGAAGCGCATAAGGAATTCCTGTGGGTATTTCAGATAATGCTCTATTTCCTTGTGTTGGCTCTCCGTCTTCATCCAATGTTTTTCTGAATGCAATATCCAAAGAAAAGTAAAATGATAACACTTCTTCCGGAGTAAGTTTTTTATTGCCCAACGAAATGTTCGCGATCATATCCGGATCTATTTCAGAAATAATTCCACGTAGTTTATTTCGTTGGTGTAGGATTCTGTATCTCAACTCCTGAATAGAGTCTACTCTTCCTTTAACTTCTTCTACAATAGAATTGTATCCTTCATCTGTAATACGTGGCGCAAATGGGATGTATGGTGGCAGAATGTTTCCTTTATACTCTGGCATATTATCCATTAATCTATGTCTGATTACTTTTCTTTCGCCACTAAGCACCATAATGCCTTCATACCAAACATTCCAATTTGAATCTATTTTTTCTGAAACATCTGATTTGTAATTGGGATCAGGTTTATATTCCTTTGGTGTGCCAATGTCACTTGTCCTATCTATAATTTTTACAGCGTTTGTTTTTCTATCAACTTTCTTTTTAAATACAGATTGATGAAATGTTTCAAAGTTATAATAAAGAACTCTAATCAAAGTTTTATTATCATCAATATCATCAGCAATAGTTGCGTTTACCATTTTCTGAATATCGTCATCAGTCAAAGTTATTTTAGAAGCTTTTGCAATATTTTTTATTTGAGATATTGTAATTAGTCTTTCTTCGCCAAAATAACTACAGTCGCTAAAATATGGATCATTTGTTTTTGAGTGAATAAAGTTTTCAGGTCTTACCCATCTAATTTTAATTCCTTCGACTTTACATGTCTCAACGGCAGCTACAGCAAGTCCGCATTCTACTGCATCCTTTAAGGCTTTCTTCTGTGTTGAGTTAAATTTATTTTCATGGGAAACTGATTGTAAAACTAATTCTTCTGCAGTCTCAATTGATAATGGTTGTTCTGTTAATTCTTCAAGTTCAACTTGTTCTTGTGATTCCGGAATTTGTTCTGCAGGAATGTCTGTAAAGCCTCCATTAATTTGAGCCATCTGTTGAATGAAGTCTTTTGCATAAAACAAATCCATCTTCTCATTCTTCCTTGCAGACTTTTCTTCTCTAGCTGTTGGATCTAAAGCATAAACAGAAGGTGAAAACTCCTTCATGTCAACACTATTGTAAACCTTTCTTAAAAGCCTTGGAAGTAGATTTAATTTATCTTCCCAATCTATATGCAGGAATTCGTCGCTAATATATCTACGCTTGATATTTTTCTTACATCTATCAATGGGTTGTTTACCGACAGCGTACAATCGATTTTCTTTAAATGTCTGTTTGTTTCTGTCAAGTTTATTTGCCCATTCGCTCCAAATAGCTTCGGCATACTTTTTCCCAAAGTCAAAAGAATCTTTCTCTTCGTTGGAAACTAATTCGTTTGGATAATTGTAACTGTTTATCATGTTATTAATTTGCGACTTTAAATAAATCAAATATTTCTATGTTAGTAATTGTCTCTTCTGTTTTAGGCTGTCTCTTTCTATACTTGGTTGTATTGGCTAAGACCGCTAATTGTAAAGCCACGGTACTATCACATTTCTTCCTAATATCGCCTGTGTATATTTGGAGTTCTTCTAATAATTTTAGATAAGGAATTTTCATATCATCTTCATCTACATCATCATTAATATTTTCAAAGATAAAGGTTTTTAATGATTCTTCCTGATAAGGAACAGTTGCCGGTGAAGAATAAATTCCTCCATACTTTTTACCATCATTCGACAATTCTGATTTAAGTTTGGTCGGATCTTCTAAAACGTAACCTCTATAACCTCTTTTATAAAGCGTAGTCACTAATTTATCTTTGTTAGTTTCGGGTAAAACCGGCATAGAAAAATAAACCATTGCTTTAATTACATCATCGATTGCTTCTTCAATTGTGTTCGGTCTGTGATTATAGTATAAAAATACTTTATTTCTTTCATTCTCCGCAAGTAAAAATTCATTATTTTTTGTAACTCCAACGAATCCCTGATTTGAACCGGTTCCATATTTTGCTCTGTCTGATTGATATGGATCGACACCGAATGCTCCAAGATCAGTATTCACAGGACAACGTCTACCTCCGTCTTTTACGTTAACCTGATTTCTAAATTCAACTAATGGCATCCATGAAGATTGAAATCTACCATTTTTTGATCTTTTCATTTCTACTCCTTCCGGATTATCTTGAATTCCGTTCTTCCAAAATAAATCAAATCTTGTCACTAATAATTCGTACTTAGGATTCTTTTCAAAAGTCTTTAGGAAGTTTGCGTGATTGGTAACACCTTCTGTTCCGTACATACTGCTTGCATCTTCATCTAAGAATGCATCGGTGTCTACTCTTGGGTTGTTACGTTTCTGAGCATTTAGTTTCTTTTGATTGCCGGCACAGGCAGATTCTTTTGAATCTAAATATTGTTTTGCACCAATAGTCACTGTTGTTCCTCTTTCATTTGCTATTTCTAATCCATCTGGATTATCATAGATTACCCATCCATATTCATCAAAGAAACCTCTTGTTGAATAATCTGCAGGAATAAATATTGCGTATAATCCGGTACTCGTTTGACCAATATCATTTCTGTTATTTGTCTTTGAGTTTGTATAAAATTCCTCGTAGTTCTTTCCCCCTTTATTTGGTGGATTGGCTGTTGATCCGCAAATTGCTTTTCCTACAATATCCGAACCTACCTCATGTGTCATTTTGTGAGCTTGTTCCCAATACTCATTAATGTCGAGATTACCTTTAAATTTTCCAATCTCGTCATTTCCAGATAATGTTACCTCCGATCCATCATAAGCATCGACTGTTGTTGCTAATGGCTCTATATAAGTATCAAGTCCTGTATCATCCGTGGAAGATTTATTATTAAGTGTAATTTTCTTCTGAGGGGAGTTGAATTCTAATTTAGATTTTGGTTTAGCTTCACCGGTTCTTTGTGGCTGTAGATGTTTTGGGAATTTAAGAAATGGTCTTACAATGTGTTTTGTAAATAAATTCTTGGCATCACCATCAGTTTTAGAAACAATTGGATAATAACCTTGTCTCTTTGTGATTGAACTCCGTAGCATTTCACTTGCCAAAGTAACAGTGAAAGAAGATCTTCTTCCTTTTAGCATGAGACTGCCATAGCATCTATTATCAGCATAACAAGCTTCTAGAAATATAAAATAATCTCGTTGTGTAATCCTGAAATCCGGAAATTTACCATCAGTTAAAGTATAGTGTTGAAGGAAGAAATAATATCCTCCTGGAATATAAATTACTTCACCATCGATATAAATGAATTCACCTTCAAACTTTCTCTTGATATCAGCATCAATAAATGATTTATTATTATTGAATACAGAAACAATTATACTATCTTTATTTGATTCGTCGGTATTGTTTTTATCGAAGTTAGCAAGTTGTTTAGGTACATCGTACCGTTTCCATTTCTGAAACTTAGCTTGTAGATTATATCCTCTTGCTTGTTTAGGTGCTTTAGGAAGTCCTATTTTGAGATTTTCTATTTCTACGATCTGACCTAATGTACCGTCTTTTGAAATTATAATTAAATCATATTCTTTATTGTATCCGTATTTCCATGACAATTTTTTATTACCTTCCTCGATTACATCTTCTGAGATATAATCATTTAAAATAGTATGTAGACTTCTTCTATATTTTTTTTCAGACTGCATATCTTTCTATCATTGTTGGTAGTTCATATTTTTCTTGTTTCTCATTATTGACTGATTCGGGATCATCAAGCATTGCTATTCTATCTAATATTAATTTCGCTAAATTAGAAGCGATAACTTTTGATTTTGCAATAGATGAAAGATGATCATCAGAAACATCTTCTGAGTCAAACAAAACAGCTCCTTCTAATTCAGACTCTTCTATTTCTCCAATATCTCTACAGATTATTGTGGTTAATTCATGCCACGTTGTAATCATTCCTTGAATAATTCTTTTCTTATATTTTGAATCATTACTCTTATCTATATTGATAATATCCATTAATTCAACAATCGAAAGATATATCTGCTCCCTAGACTGTACAACTTTCAAAAGTCGAGACTCTACCACCTTGCCTTGTTTCCTTGGATATGTAATCTTAGAATCCAACTTAGTAAGTAAACCATCAATAGCCTGTTTAATAAAATCAGGCATATCTTTTTTGGCTTGCTTAATAAAGGCTGATTGACTTCCTATCATAGTTAATCCATTAATAAATCTATTCCGATTCTGCTTTCTAAAATGTTTCTAATTGAAACATCTACGTCGCTTTCACCTCTTTTTTTATTCTTCTTAAAATAGCGGATGCTAATTTTTTTATTTAAATATGCACATATCGCCTCTTCATTTTTATAAGTTTTCCAAAAGAAATTTTTTAATGCTAATCTTTTTTCGTCGCCAAATAAATATTGTGAATGACAACTTCTTTGTACAGCACTTAAATTATCTTCTTCACACTCCATTAAAGCTAATAATACAGCATTATAAGCATTGGATGAATACATTTTGTTCGCTGTTATCTCCAAAGCCCCTAAGAGTCTTGAAGTCTTACTTAATGGTACAGCAAAGCCTGCTTTTGAATTTTGCATGTCTATATTTGATAACAAATGTAATCTTAAACACGTTAAAGTTGCACTTTGCTAATGTTATGAAGACAACCATCCAAGATATAGTTGAAGAAATTTTTTTAGAATCTCAGTCGGCAGATAGTATATTTAGAAATAAAGAAAGGTATCTAATGTATAGATATGCAAAATCGGGATTGAATAAACTGAATCTATCTTTTGCTTCTAATTTAAAGGGAATTAATACAGAAATTCCATTTAGTTGTAAAGTTCAAAAACCGGACGACTACTACCAATTTGTTCGCGCATATTTAATTAATTGTGATGGAAGGACTATTGAAATTAATCGTAACCCAAATATTCCTGATAAAATTTTTCACTATCTTTTAAATTGTGATGGAACATTGATAGAAACTTGCGATGAAAATTCATTGGTAGACGAATGTTTAACATGTAATCCTTCAAAGGGAAACACGTGTGATATTAATTGCGGAACTTGTCATGGGGATGGATATTACTTACCAAAAGTAATGAAACAATTATTAGATGACTTGGCTAAATATAAGGATTCTTGGATTAGTACGGATGGAGATTTTTTCGAGTTTAGTTCTGATTTGGAAGGAATGTCGGTAATAATTGAATACATCGGAAATCAGGCGGGAAGCTTATCTGAATGTCAGATATTTATTGATGAAGAAATGGCAGATCCTCTTATGTATTATATTCGATGGAAGCTTTTAGAGAATGGTCAGGATACAATGCAGCAGTCTCAATATTTTAAAAATATGTTTAAGAATGCAAGAAATAAAGTAGCTATAAGTAGAAACGCTTTGAGTGCTGAGGATGTTTATTCCATAATGTTAATGCGATAAAATGGCAAAAGTAATAAATAATTTTACATCAGGAAAAATGGATAGTGATACTCATTATTCATTACTTGAAAATAAGGACTATGTACGAAGTGAAAACCTTCGTATTATTGGAGAAGGTGACGATGGTTCATTAAAAAATTTACGTGGAAGTTTGGAAGTTTCAAACTATTCTGAAAATAAACAAATGACCGTAATTGGTCATTATGAAGGATTGAATAATAAATCTTTTTATTTTCTTGCTCAGCCAAACGGAAAATCTAAAATTATTGAATATGATGTAGAGACAAAAGTTTCCAGAGTCATAATTCAGGACACTACTGTTTTAAGATTTGATTTAATCAGATGGAATCAAGGTCAATTAATTTTTCCATTTAAATTTTTACTTAGCATTAATCAGGTTGGAGACTTGTTGATATTCTCACATGAGGTATGGAGAAATATTAGATGCGTAAACCTATCAAGACTTCAAGATTACGCTTCCGGATTTACTGAGGAAGATATTATGTTGGCTAAAAAACCACCATTCCAAGAGCCTAAAATACTTACTCTTTATAATGATCCAAAATTAAATGATGAATCAAGAAAAGACAAGTTTATAAGTTTCGCATATCGTTTCAAATATAAAGATGGAGATTATTCTTCATTATCATTTTTCTCCAAAGTAGCTTTTCAAACAAAAGAGGTTAATCAATTTGCTATAAACGCTGAGCGAGAGAATCTTGCAATGGTAAACAAAACTAATGCTGTAAAGTTATTAGTATATTCAGGAGGTAAGGATGTTACTGATATTGAAGTTTACGCAAGAGAGCATAATAAAGGTTCTACTTATCTTATTTTTTCATTCAATAAAGCAAACAATAATAATTACGGAAATAATATTTTACTTCCTGAGATTACTTATACATATTCTAATAACTACAAAGTATTACCAAAGGATGATGCCAACTTAATTTATAATAATGTACCCACATTCCCTAAAGCACAGGACGTAGCAGGAAATAGAGTCTTTTTCGGAAACTATAAAGAGGGATATGATTTAGGTGATGCTGCCAAAATCCAAATGGATTTAAAAATAACATTCGAACAGCCAACCGGTAACAATAATGAATCAGTAGTTTCTTTATTCTCAAATAAAGTCGGGATAGTATATTATGATGACTATAACGTAAGCACAACTGTTTTAGGAAATCAAAACCAAGAATTAAATGAAATACTTGTTCCCTTCGAAAGAAGGTTTACAAAAAATTCTATCAAGGCAAAATTAAGTAATCAACCACCTGCTTGGGCTACCAAATTTAAATTCGTAGTAAATTCCCAGGAATTAACTTATGAAATTCTTTACATTACACTTGCTAAAAAATTAGGATCAAAGATATATTTATTTCTTTCCGGAGATAATTTAAATAGAGTAAAAAAAGGAGATATTCTTACAAGAATAGATTCATTAGAAACAACACCAATAGAATATAAGGTTTCAGACGTAAAAGAATATGGAACTAATGATGGTCTAACTATAAAAGGAACTTATGCATTAATAGAATCAGACACCCCTTTTCCTGTAAGTGGAAACGGAGCATCAAATGTTTCAATGTCTTATAAAATATGGAATGGTGATGGTAGTGTTATTGACTCAGTAAATGGGTCTACAGATTCACGAAGATTTGATTCTACAAGCGGATATCAAGGTAACGGAATGAGTGGAGATTATTATGAATCTGCGCTAAATAAAACTAGACTTAAGAAAAGCGACTACGGGACAATATTTGAAGGAGATACAGTTCGTGTATCAATAAGATTCCATTATTCATTAGATACGAAAGGAAGAGGCGACGGTTCTCATCCTGCAGATATGGGAAGCATTACAGTAGTCAAAGAAATGTACGCTTCAAAAAACTACCCAAGTATTTATGAACTTCTCATAGAACAATTTCAATATTCATATTTAAACATTTCTTCAGGATCAAATGATATTTGGATTGGCACAAATAGAGAATATATTGATATAGTTCAAGCGTCCGGTATTCAAGCTTATACGATAAATCCACATGAAACAAGTTCAGGTAGAAACAGACGATTATTGGTGCAAGTATTCAATGATATTAATGTAACTAGAGGAATTAAACCTATAATATTTAGAACAAGAAACTTAGAATTACAAAGCGATTTTTATTTTGAAACCCCAAATACTTTTAGCATACAGAATGGTCAACATATTGGTGCGGGATCAGATGGCTATTTTGATACAGGATTTCATAATTGTTATTGTTGGGGCAATGGTATCGAAAGTTACAAAATAAAAGACAAGTTTAATGCTAAAAAATTAAGATATGATTTTAGACCGAATGCAGTAGAAATAAAAGGATATAGACAAGTTCATAGAAAGTTTGATATTACTTATTCAGGAATATATAATTATGATCTTGGTATAAATAATCTATCGGAATTCAATGCCACATTAGCGAATTGGATTACGTTACCAATAAATTACGGAGAGATCCAAAGACTGATTTCTTTAGGCGGGAATATTACTGCTTGTCTTACAAATAAATTCATTGATGTATTTTATGAAAAGTCCATTATTGCAGATATGCAAGGAATTGAAACAGTAGCATTGAGCGATAAAGTATTAGGAGGATATAAAGCCTTAGATTACGAATATGGAGTTTCTTACAATCCTGAAAGCGTAGTTAAGTCAGGAAACGCAATTATGGCTGTGGATAAAAATAGATCAAGATTCCTACTAAAGCAAGGATTTGAAGTTCAAGAGCTAAATGCAGCAACAACAGGTTTTCATAAAGAAGGAATTGAATTACTCGAAACATATGATTCTTTCCAGGCAGTTTACGATGATGCCCACGGAGAATATATTGTAAGCTTAAATAATGAAAAATCTATTTCATTCTCATTGATGACAAAAGGATTTGTTAATTATTACACATATAAATCTGATTTTTTATTTAGTATGAATGGAAAACCATTTGTTTCTTATAAAGGAATTCTTTACCAAAATGAAGTAACCGAAAATTATAGCAATTTTGCAGGACAAGGAACACTAAACGTAAAAGTAGTTTATGTAGTAAACCCAGAAATTGATAGTGATAAAGTATTCAAGGCAATATTCTTACAAAGTAATACACCCTGGAATACTAAAATTAGAACTAATTATACAGAGAGTGAAATTACAGAAAGTCTTTATGAAAAGAAAGAAAGTTTCTATTATACAAACTGTTTCAGGAATGTTTCAGGATACAACACTTCTGCAGGACTTGGAATTATAAAATCCATTAATTTAAACCTCGTTGAATTCGGAAGAAGTTTTGATAATAATGTAAGTGTTGGAGATTTTTTAATGTTAGAAAATTCAACTACAGAATATGAAATTTTAGAGATTAATGGAAATTCACTAACTTTATCAAATGTAATAGGTTTAATGGTAGGAAGTTTTGCTTTTGCAATAAAAAAATATGTTGGAGGATATAGACCTGATGGAGATCCAATTCGAGGAAAATGGATGGAGATCACATTAGAGAAAATGACGGACGAATCAATTTACATAACTTCAGCATCGACAGAAATAATTAAAAGTTACTTATGATACATGATAAATTTAGAACGATACTTCCAGAAGATATAACCGAGGTTAATAATTGGCTTCATCATCAAGGTTTAAATAAAATCCCTGAGCCAATGTATCCGGATACAGGAATTATTATGCAGGATGAAAATACAGGGGAAGGAATTTATATGGGTTTTGTATGGAAGACTAATAGTAAGCTTTGTCAGGTTGGTTTTATAGCAAGGAATAAATCTTATATAAAGACAAATCCTTCGGAGCAAACCCTTAAGATATTTGTACATCAGTTACTTTTGTATGCAAATAGTCTAGGTTTCGATTTTATAGCAACGTGGTCTCAAGATACTACTTTAGTTAATTGTTTTAAAGAAATTGGATTCACAGAAGCTTCGAATCGAACATCAGAATTAATAATTCAAATTAAATAAATATGCCAATAGCATTAGTAGCAGTAGCAGCAGTAGGATTAGGACTCAGTGTATATCAAACTGTAGATGCTAAGAAAAAAGAAAAAGAGGCTAAAAAAGCTGCCGAAGAATACGAAAGACAACAATTGAAGAATCCTTACGAAAATCTTCAAGTCTCTACGTTAGGTGCAGAATTACAACAACAGAATTTAAATAATCAGGTTGGTACGGCTGTAGACACTTTGAGAGCAGGGGGAACAAGAGCAATTCTTGGTGGATTGCCAACTATCTATGATAGCGTTATACAATCTAACAATCAAATAGCAGCAGGTTTAGATCAGCAATATAATCAAAACCAACAATTAGCGGCACAAGGTTCGGCAATGGTTCAGAACATGAATGAGCAAAGAGAAAACAATGATCTGTTAGGAATTGGAAATGCAATTAACACCTACAGACAAGAATATAATCAAGGATTAAATAATACTATAAAATCAGGCGTAAATGTTGCAAATGCTGTATCTACACTTCCAACATCTAATACTACTTCTACAACAAACAATAATTCAAATCCTAATTTTGGAAGAGCAGGTATTTTTGGAACACCTGCAGTAGCAATAAAATCAACTAATTTAAATAATAATTTAATTGCACCAACGAATACTTCATCTACGCAAAGTTATCAAGACTTGATTAATAAATACAATAATTCTTTATATAGAATAAGAGGATAATATGGCTACAATTCCCAAAGGCAATGCAATAGCACTTCAAGCTTTACGACCATCTGAATTTAAGGTGGCTGATTTTATTGATGACAAAATTACCAACTATATAAAAGATGGCAGAGCTGCCGAAGCTGCAAGAATAAAAAGACTTCAAGACGAAGGTAAACAATTGATGGATATCAATAAGGATATAAAAGTTGACGCAATCAATACCATTCCAAACCTGCAGAATGAAGCTAATAAACTAGTGAAAGAAGCCATGGAGGATAAGGCTTATGCCGGAAGAATTGCAAACAATTATAACCTAACATACGCCGAGAGGGCAGAAGCAAACAGAAAGGCACAAGCTAAAGCTGATAATGTAGTTCTACTAAGTAAACATTTGTCTGATCCAAACTTTATTAAATCTTACAACGAAAAATTATCAACTGACCCCGCAACAATATTTGAAGGTGATGATACACTTCAATTTATCAATGCCTTAAAAAATGCGGAGATAAAAATGAAATTTGATGCTAATGGAAACCCTTTAGTAGCATATCCAAATCAGAATCAAAAACCCGATGATCCTGTAGAATGGAAAGATTTTTCAGATTTAGCAATGAGATTAGGACAAGGATTTGAAAAAGATTTATCCGGAGATATTGAAGATCTTGCCAAGCAACAAGCTTCTAATATGTATTCAAAATTTGAGGAAAACAAATCAGGTAATGTTAAAATATCTGGAACAAAGTTTTTGAAGGATGAAGCTAGCACCAGTTTCGATGCAACATTCGGTGGATATGATATAAATAATAAAGATCCATACCTAAAACAATTCTCTTATGAGGTACTAGGTAAGAAGTTTATCAGTAATGAAGAAGACTACAAAAAAGTAAAAGATGCTTGGGTTAATAAATTAGAATCTTACACACCAAAAGAAAGTTCGTATATTGTTCAAAAGTCTGCTGCAGAATTAGAATTAGAAAGATTAAGGATCGAACAAGCCAAAAAAGATTTAAGAACAAATCCTTCATCAGCAGCAACACCGCAAAGTAAAGTAAGTATTACTCAAGCCGGTGGAATTATGCAAATAGACGGTACAGGAAAAGGAAGATTAGTTGAAGGTGGAACACTTTTCAATTTAAATAATAAAGAGTATATTGCAGGATATAAAGTGCCAAATTCAAACAATAAAGGATTCCATACCGAGTACGCAATTGTTGGTCGTGACGAACAAGGAAGAATGGCTTTTAAGGAAAAAACAACAAGAGGCGATATCGCGGTAAGGTTAGCAGGGTATAATATTGATCCTATAATGGTTGAAAACGCAATCTTATCAGGAACAGCATCTAAAAACAATGCTTGGAAGCCTACAACTTCTAAAAACTTAAAATCATTTAATCAAGCAAGAACTACAGACGAAGAAGATGAATCTGTAGGATTAGTCGGAATAGTAAGAAGAACACCTACAAATTAAAAATTAAAATGAATCAAGAATTAATTCCATTATTCAACCAATATAAATCAGTTAATCCAGCTGTTACTGAGGAAATGTTTACTGAAACATATAATAATTTTGGTGAATCATACATTATTACAATCCAAGAGGAAATAAAAAAAAAAGTAGAGCCGTCAGATTCAGAACAGCCAATAATCCCCGACGTCGTAACCGAACAATTATCAGGTCAACCAACAAACCAGGTGGATCAGAGATTCGAACAAGCAACGACTCAACCAATTCTACCAAAAGAAAATTCTACGGAATCGGTTTCTATTTCGGCAGCACCTTTATTGGGATCGGATTCTACATCACCACTTGACATACCTGTTAATTTAGAGCAAACTAGCGAACCTGTATTAAAACCAATTCAGGTTGCTCCTGTTTTTCCAGGAAGTACACAGCCAAATAATAATTTAGATTTATTAGCAGGCAAAGATAATACGACAACTGAAACTTCACCATCGGTATTTAAGCCAATGACTGAGGAAGAAACATCTTTGGAATCTGAGGCACAAACAGCGAAAGAGGCTGAAACAAATATATTCTTAAAACAATTCTCCGATAAAGATTATTTAAACTCTAAAATACCTCCTGTTGAAAAAGGTATTGAATATACAGCATGGGTTACTTCTCCTGAAGAAGTTCAAAAAAGTAATGATAATTTATCTGCATTAGAGAAAAAAGGCGATGTAGTAATCAACGGTATTGATGAAAAAACAGGAAATTTTAAATATGAAATATTAAGTGACTCTTATGAACAAGATTTTAATCAATACATTACTAATCTAAATTCTGCAGCCGGAGAAGAAAATGTTGATAGAGCAAGATTTAATCAAGGCAATATTGGCAATACACCACAAGCTTCCGAAAGTGTTGATTACCTAAATGAACTTCAAAAAGAATATGGAGTTTTATTTACCGAAGAGCAAGTTCAACAATTAGGAACTCCGGAAACAAGAAGACAATTAGAAATTAACCTTGAAACAGAAAAGAGATTAAAAGAAAATCCTGATCTTGATTACAATATTGTTTTACAACAAGTAACATCCGAAAAACAAGGCTTATCTGAACAGCAAAAACTAGCAGTTGGAAACAGTTATGTTCGCGACATGTTCACAGGAACACCTGACAACTTTAGAGAAGACGAAAAAGACGAGTATAGATTCTACCAACAGTATTTCAACAGTCCTGAAAATATCGCTGAATTTGGTGACTTCATGCATGATACAGGCAAGGCAATGTTTGATAGTTCTTGGATCAAAAGCAACCAAACTAAGAAAGAGCAAATCCGTAGAAAGGAAATGTTTGAAACATTCCTAAATTGGAAAGGAAGAAATGATAGATTGGATTTAGAAATTAACCAACGTGCATTTGAAGATTCAGAAGCTAAAGCAAAAAAATATAGAGTAGATAATAACATAGAAGCTTATCAGTCTGAGGTTGAAAACATGAATGGATATTTATCAAATTACAATTCAGTCAATGATAAATTACAAGTAAGAAATCAAGAATACCAATCTATTCAAAATAATTTTTCTAAAGCTTTAAAGACTCAAAAAGAAAGAGACGAGTTTCAATTAAGAGTACAGAATGGAGAGACTTCTGCTAATGTTCAAAATGTATTAGGAAATGTTTTGCTTGGTGCAGAAACATCTGTACAAAATGCAGTAACCGGAATATTAAGAATTGCATCAGTTCCTTTAGGTGAAGGCAATGTTAGTGATGCCATAGATATTCTATCAGAACCTATCTCAGTTGGAAATGTTAACATAGCAAGAATTTCTGATAAAGTCGTAAACTACAAGCAAGGAAATAAATCTTTCAAAGAAGTAAACGGAACACTATATGGAATAAATAATGACGGAACATTATCCAGAGCAAATAATACTTCAATCAATGATTTACAAAAAGTAAGCGAAGAATCTGAATATAATGTTTCGGGATTAGCATTTGTTACATCAAAAATGTTAGCTGATATTTTAATTACCCAAAGAGTAGGAGGCGCGATTTCCGGAACAACATCAAGATTATCTACAGCCTTAGCAAATTCAAAAAGAATAGCGTCAGTTTTTGGTGAAGAAAGCCAACTCGCAAAACTAGCTTCTAGTTACGCGAGAATATCAAATTCACCATCAAGCGCAATGGTTAATGGATGGACTGTTCAAATGTATAATGATAATTACATGGCAGCGAAACAAGGTGGTATTCAATCTGATCTGAATGCCCATTTATATGCAGCAACAACATCTTATGCATTAGCATTAATCCAAAAGATTAATCCGGACACAAACTTCCTTAAAACAATTAATACAGAACAAAAAGCCATCGTATCTGCTTTAATGGAAAACAATACTCAAAAGGCATTATTGGCAATTGAATCATTTTCTAAAAAAGCACTTACAAATACTTCCAAAGAATTAGTAGAAGAAAATATTCAGCAGTTAACACAAGACTTTATAAACCTTACAATAAACACTGCTAAAAATAAAAACTTGCAGGTTTCAGATGTTCAAGGCTACAAAGATACATTCGTAGGTACAATCGTTCCTTCAATCATCGCTTCAGGATTAGGAGGGAGAGTAAATTCTGCAGAAGTAGGGGGAAGAAAATTAGATATTACAAATCTTACCAGAAATGAATTGGTAACAGAATTAGCGAGAACACAAGAAGGAATTTCTTTATTAGAAGACTTTAGAGATAATTCATTTTTCACTTCACAAGAAAATGAAGCTAATAAAATTATTGATGAAGTAAAATTAAGACAGAAATATATCAATAAAATACCTGATGCTGAAAAATATTCAACTCAGACTATCAATGAAGTAATTCCTTTATTGCAGGAAATCGATAATAAAAAGCAAAAACAAAGTACAGCCGAAGATACTTTCAAGGAAAGGATTCAGCAAGAAGTACAAACCATTTCAACTGAAGTAAATTCACTATTAGATAACGATCAAAATAATGAACAAACAACACAACCCTCACAGGAATCAGAAACAGTTCAAGAGCAAGCCTCAATTATCGAAAGTCAACCCGAACAAATTACGACACCAACCGTTGCCGAAAGCAGCATAAATACAACAGAAAATGCGAGCCAAGAAAACAATCAGAACATCACCGAACAAACCGTTACAGAAACACCTATTCAATTTGGGAATCAGACCAATGACACCATTGAGAACATTCAGCCAACCCAAAGTCAAGCCAATCAAACTGCCCAAACTGTTCAGATAGATGAAACGGTTTTTAATGATGATAATGAAAATATAACAGAAGAAAAACTAGACAAGTCTGGGAATGAATTATCTTCTGCAGTTTCCTTATTTGAATCTTTCAACGCTCCAAGCCAAGAATCAGTTTCAACAGAAATCCAAACCGTAACACCTACTCAAAATTCAAGAGTAAGTACCAATGGTAAATATAATGTAGTTGAAAGAACCTCAGACAACGGAAGTACATCTTTTGAGCTATTAGACATTAATGATAATCCTGTAAAGCTTACAAATAAACAAAAGGATGTTTATGTAGCAGAATACATCAATTCAAAAGAGTATCCGGAAACTGAAATTGATTTAGTTGAAGGAATGCAACCTGATGAAGTTGTAAAAGAAACAATTGATAAAACTCAAAATCCAAAAGAATTAGCACAGGTAATTGTCTCTACTCCACAGTTTGATTCACAAGCTGTCGTTGGTTCAAAAGATTGGGCAATCGCACAAGTAATCGGTGGAAATAATGTAAGCAGACAAAGCTTTATTGAAAATGATGATGCCAATAATATTACAAACGCAATTGGCAGAACTTATTTTGGTAAAAACAAATCAGGGAAATCCTTAGACAATATCGCTCAGGAAGCTTCGGAACAACTTACCGGTGATTATAGCGGTGAATCAGTTACTCCACAAGATATTGTTTATTTCATTAAAGCATATCCAAATGATCCTTCAAAAGCAGAAAGACCAAACAATCCTTTATACGACGAAGCGGTTGCAAAATTCATTTCCTTAACCGGTCAGAATCCTACCAAGAATCTTTTAGATAAATTAATCCCTGCACAAAGTATTGAGGCTACAAGATTAAATTTACAATCGGCAGAATCAGAATACAATAATTTAACGGCAGAGCAACAAAACGCATTAAGCCAAGAATATGATAATTGGTTTAGTGGATTATCAAACGAACAAAAAACAGAAGAATTAAATAAAACATACCCAGACTATGAGCAAAGCAACGGACAAAATAATATCGAATCTCCAAACCAATCCACACCTAACGGATCAGGAGAAAGCAATCAGAATGCTAGCAATGAACAAACAGCAGAAGCCCAACGTCAACAAGGAAACCAAGATGTAAATACTATTTCTGAATCAGATTTTAACTCATTAATCGAACAGCTTAAAAAGCCATTTAAAAACGCTTTTAACAATCTAAACGTTACAACAAATTTAGAGGAAGCTACTCAGCGAGCAAATGAATTAGGAGAAAATACTACTGATTTAGAATTAAATGCAAATGGAAATATTTATGGATTTAAATTATCGGATGGTACAATTTATATCAATCCGAATAATTTAAACGCTAATACTCCAATTCACGAATTCTCTCACCTTTGGGAGCAATTGATGCCCAATGCATGGAAAACAGGATTAGCTACTTTTAAAGAAACGGCTACAGGAAAAAGAATATTCAACCAATTAAAATCAGAAGGTAATTATTCAAATTTAACTGATGATCAGATTTGGAGCGAAGCACTGAATACGCATATTGGTAATTACGGTGAATGGAGAAACAATAATCCTAAAGGTAAAATGAAAGAATTTGCAGATTGGATTAAAAGAACATTTGCGAAAATTGGAAATTACTTTGGAATAAAAACTACTCCGGAAACTAATTTAAGAAACTTTACCGAAGGAGTCCTTGGAGATTTATTAGGAGAAAGAGAAATTAACGCAGAGGTAAGTATTCAAAATGCTATTTCAACAAATAATGAAACTAAAAGAATAAAAGAGGAATCAATTCAAAACGGAACATTTTTAAATGCTCCAAATGGAAATAAAAGCAAGCTTAATGAAGACCAATGGCTTTCAGTTAGAACAAAAAACTTTAAAAACTGGTTTGGCGATTGGGAAAATAATCCAAATGAATCTTCTAAATTATTAGATGAAAACGGAGAACCTAAAGTTTATTATCATGGTAGCCCAACTTTATTTGATAGTTTTTCTGATAGAACTGATCTATATTTTACAGATGACATACAATATGCTGAAAAATTTTCAAACTATGACAATAGAAATAAAATCCAAAAAGCTATTGGAGGCAAGGCTACACCAAAAGTATATGAAGTATTTATTAATGCTAGAGAATTAAATAGAGATTATAGATTTGAAAATAGTTTTGGTGAAACAATTATTTTACAAAATCCAAATCAAATAAAATCTGCGATTGATAATGTTGGAACTTATTCAAATGGTGATAATAGAATACAATTCTCAAAAGGAAATCTTGATAAAAACGTTATTCCAAAAAATACATTTGCCAAAGTTGTAAACGCTACAAGTTCACAAGGTAAGCAAGCAGGATTTGATGAATTAACAAATTCATCATGGTTTAATAATCTACGAGATTCAGCAAAAGAAGGAATTACCGTTGATAATTTCCATAATTTAATGTTGGATCAGGCAAAATTAATTCAAGATAATGACGCTGTAAGAAGAGAAAATATCAGAAAGCAAGCATCTGAAAAAACTAAAGAGAAAGTTGCCAAAGTAAAACAGGATGCAAAAGAAAAGATTGCTGATATAATCGACAAGTACAAAAAGAAAATTGCAGACATAAAAGCCGACGCTAAAAAATCTGCAAGGGATAAATCATTAGAACAAAAGCGTGCATTAAGAACTGCGGTAAAAGATATTAAATCACATTTAGCGAGTAACTTATATATTGGAAGGATTACACCAACTGAAACTAATAGACTAATCAGAAAAGCTTCTGAGATAGGAACTCGTAAAGATATTTCAGCAGCAGTGAATGAGTTTACAAAACTATACGACGATATCAGAGCAAAAGCCGAAAGCCGATTGAAGCAAAAGGAATTTACTCTTGATGAATATAATGAATTGAAACCCATTATTGAAGAAGCTATTGATAATAATAAATCATTAGCAGATATTTATAATGCAATCAGATCACTAGCGTTATCAAATAAAAGAGCAGGAGTTTTAAACGAAATGTACGAAACACAGATTCAGAATATTTATAATGAAATAAACAACGAAAGACTAACTCCCGAAGAAGCTTACGCACAGATGAAAGCTAAACAAAATGAAGCTTTAGAATCTATACAGGATAAAAGGACTCGTCAACAGAAAATTAAATCTGCAGTCAGAAGCTTTATTAAATACGTTTCTGACAGACAATATTTACCGAAGAAATTACTTCAAGAAATTGGAGCAAATAATACGGTAAATAGAATGATTACAATGGCGGGATCATCATCAAGAGCAAGCGAAATATATTCTCAATTAGATAAAAAAATATTCAAAGGATTAAAACTAGAAGATAAAACCGAACTAAATGCAATGATCATTGCAAAACGTATTCTATCTATTGAGAAAAACAGATTAGATCGCGGGCTTCCACCAATCAAACATCCTTATGCTAATCCTATAAAGGCATTAGAAGAAATGAAATCTAAATTAGGTGATGCAAAATATTCTGATTTAGAAAATAGAGCAACCGAATATTTCAAGGCATTTAAAAACATCCTTGGAGATATGCGTGATAATGGATTAATCAGTCAGGATTCATACGATAACATGCTTGATATTGATTATCAGCCAAGAATATTCATTGATAGACTTTTAAATGCCGAAGGAAATCTTGATGAAGATGGAAATTTCCAAAACTTTAGCGGACAAAATGGAGGATTGAAATCTGAAATAATTAAAAGCTTAGATGGAGGTAGCGACAGCGCAATCATCGATAATGCAGAATGGTTATTGAAAACAGCTTTATCAAGTAGATATAAAGCTATGGCAATGAATGAAATCAATCGTAGATTTATGACTGATGAATTTTGGAAAGCAAAAGACAGATTCGACAACATAGATCCTCAAAACTTTGCCAATAAAGCCGATCAGAAGTTCTATGAATATTTCAAAGAGCTACAACCAAAAATAAAAGATAATCCAATTATAGGAATTACCGAAGCAGGCAATCCTAAATATCAATATGATTCTACACCACAAGGATTTAAAAAAGCTTATTACTATGTTGATGGTGTAAGAAATGAATTCTTTTTAGCTGAGGATTTTCATCAGGAATGGCACGATGTAAAAGAAGGATTGATATTCGATCCCCAAGCGAAAGGACTTATCAATAAATGGTCAGGAGCAGGATTGATTAAAGCAATGGCAACCGGTTACAACCCAACATTTGCATTTACGAATACGCCACGAGATTTCATGCAGACCTTAGTATTTTCTCCGGAGTATAGTAACAATCTTTTAATGGGAACATTCCAATTAGGATATGACCAAGTAAAATCTATTACAAGAATGTTTAAATCTGATTTCCAAGGAAAAGAAGATGCTATATTCCAAAAATATATTGAATACGGTGGAGGAATGGATTTCTTACACGTACAAGGATTATTAGATAACGAACAGAAAACAAGTAAGGCAATTCAAAAAGTTTTAGATAGCAACATTTTCCAGGTAGCTACATTAATGAAGCTTTCTAAGTGGAGTGAAATGATGACTAGAATGGCTATTTTTGAAAGGTCAATTCAAAATCAATTAAAAGATTTAGGAGTAAAATCATTAGATGATATTTCTACTGAAAATCAAAAAGATGATATTTATTATCAAGCTGTAGCTTCCGCAAGAAGTATTATGGATTTCAACCAAGGTGGTAAGCTTACTAAAGATTTAGATGCGGTTATGCCTTATTTAAATGCTGCGACACAAGGTACAAGAGTTGCGGTTGACGCTTTCAGACGTGATCCATTAAATACTTCTATAAGAATGTTTCAAGCCGGTGGATTAATGGCAGCAACATCAATTGGAGTTTCTTATGCATTATTGGCTATGGCAAGGCAAATAGGCGACGATGATGAAGACGATAAAAAATCTATCAATGAAATAATTCTAAATGCTTATGATGGATTAAGCCAATACCAGAGAGCAAATTATATAAATATTGTATTACCTTCCAAAAATGATAAAGGTGAAAGACACGTATTTAAAATTGCTAAGACTCAATTTGTAGCACCATTATCTTACTTAATGGAAGAAGGATTGTTGGGAGTAATGCGTAAAATTGAAGGTAAGCCTGAGAAAGATTTCACAAAAGTCATGAAGGAAACAGGATGGGTAGCTAATAAAAATATGACACCAATTGAATTTGCAAAGCCACAAAACTTTATTACTTCGGTAGCGACAAAGAACCCATTAATGAAAGCTTCATTAACTTATGTCACCGGTTATGATTTCTTCAAAGATGAAGTAGTAACATTCGATATTAAGAAAAGTAATTTTCCTAGAGAACTTGAAGGATATAAAGATGACAATGTAGAAGATTTCTACAAAGGAATTGGAGAACTTACAGGCGGATCGCCGGCGAGAACGAAAGCATTCGTAGAAAGCATTGTAACTACTCCGGAAACCAACCCATTTGTAACAATGATGTATGGTGGAGCAGATTTGACTAATGCAGTAATTCAAGGGAATTCAAAAACAGAAGTAGCTCAGGAAGTAAAAGAAAATATAGCAAAAGTATTTACAAAAAGACTTATTGGTCAGGCAAGTGATTTCAATAGAATGAGACGTGAGCGTGAAGAGGTTGAAAAAGAAGTAAATAAAGCAATTCTAATTGATGAAAAAATTAAAATTGAAACTGATATTCTAGCTAAGAAATATGCAGCAGGAACAATAAACGATCAGGATATTGCTAATAAATTCAATGAAATGAAAGTTCAATATTTAGAGAAAGCTTATAAAAGATTGAACGATAAAATTTCAGGCAAGGCTTCCGATACTAGAATTTATGACATTAAATATTCAACCTCAAATTCTAATGTAGCCAAAGCAATTTTGATTAAGCAATATTTTCCTGAAGTTTATGAAAATTCTATTGAAGGTGATGCGATAAGAACTGAATTAAAACAGTTTAAAATATTTTCAAAAGACGTTCAGCAAGAACTAGTCAATATTGCAGAAAATGAATAATAAGAAAATCCCCGCTTTAATCAGTGGGGATATTTTTTAATCTTTCTAAATTATGAATCATCTTCAATCTATTTTCGTAGCTTCCATTGAAAGTGTATTTCAAAGTTTTCTCACGGAGCTCAATCATGGATTCTATTGTCTGACATTTAAATCCATTAACCATAATAAACTTTGGCTTTACAACATCAATAAAAATATCTATCAACACACTCTTTAAAGGAATCAAAGCACGGTCTCCGGAAAGCCCATAGAATGAGTTATCAAAACTAGTGTGTACGTAACCAAATTCTTTTAAAGGATTAATATTTGTGATTGAAATATCAATATCATTTAATTCATTTTTATAACCTTGAATGTATTCAGATGCGCCACCAACAAATATTACGTCATCAATTTCAGATAGCTTTTTTAAAGCCTCTTTTTTTGAAATATTAAGCATTGTCAACTTGTAAACTAAAATAAACCCAATTATCAATTCCGTTCAAACTAAATTGAAAAACATAATAAGCAGGAACAGGTTGGGAAGGATATCCGTATGGATAAGCTGCAGGATCTGAAATTCCAGAAGCAGATAAAGTAGCAGTTAAATCAGTATTTACATCCATAATCTCCATTAAAATTAATGCGCCTGAGTTTTGTTTTGACAAACCAATCTCAGGGCTACCACCATCAGTCGTCATTCTTACATAACCGATATTAGTATTTAATACCTGTGCAAAACTGAAACTAACTTCACCAGTACAATAAACATCATAATTAGTTGGTGAATTTCCTGTATTACTACAAGTCTGAGGAATATATAAATCATATTTTTCTCCAATAGAAACCTGGGCATCAACCATATTTAACTTTACTGATGCTATAATATTATTTGAAACTAATCCACAGAATCTTTCTATTCGAAATTCTGTTAAATAATTTCCGGAAAATTGATTGTTAAAATCACCTTCTGCATTAAATTTCAATACTTTATTATCAGTTAAATCTCTCACCAAAATCATTTGACCGACAAACACATTTGAATATATCGGATTTCCTGCATTTGGATTAGTTAAATAAAACAACCTTCCTTTGTCTGGAAGAGATAATATTTTTATTTTATCATTTTGCCATATCCCACAAGTTACCTGGTAACAATAATCACTGAAAGGATTACTGTCAACATTTAAATAACCATCATCTTTAAATTGACTATAATTTGTCAGCGAATTATAATTACGACTTATAATTAATTCTTTAAAACCTTTATTTCTAATTATAAACTCTCCCATTATTATATTGTTGAATTAATTGTAAAATTAATATCATAATTTGCCGCACCTGTTATTGTGAAATTTGTTGTTCCCGATGCAGAGACACCATGAAGATATTCCACAACAATAATTCCATTATTAATATCATCGATATTAAACTGATCTCCTATATTCATATCTACTCCGGATTTTCTATAAATAACTGCAGGATCAAAAGAGTTTATAGTCCATAAATTAACCGAAAAACCATCAATTATTCCCGAAAATAGATTGTCTAACGTTGAATCTACAATATGAGTTTCCCACGATGCACCAATATTTATCTCTTTGTATCCTGTAATTTTTAGTATTAAATCTGGCATAATTATTTAATTTGAAATATTACCATTTATATCTTTCGCTTTCCATGTATTATCTTTTTCATAATAAGCATCCTGATCAACACTTACATATTTCAGGTTTCCAGAACTTACATCACTCATATTTATCCACGTCCCTTCTATATAAGGCGATCCATTAAATTCATATCCAGTAACAACTCCAAATATTGCCACTTCAGATAAAGAGTCTAAATCAAAATCTTCGTAAGCATCTGTAAAATCAGTATTTAAAAATGTATAAATTGACCTGTTTTCTATATCTTTTATTATATCTTCTGCAATTGGCTTAGAATTATAACTCACCCCAATTATTATAGGACTTGAATCAAAATCAAAATTTATATTTTGATCACCTTGTGTAGCTGAAACCGTATGAGTCAAGTTTACATCAAGAACTCCTGATCCTGATAAAGTCTGATTTGATGCTGCTGTAATTTGTATATATCCATCAACACCAGGGCTTAAATGCGTATAAAGCACATCTCCAAAAAGAACTTGTTGACCAGAACCATTTGTATAAGGAATTGATAGAATTTTTGTAGTAGTAGTACCTCTTATAAATTCTATAAATGTATTTGAAAAAACTAAATCTTCTCTCGCTGCTATCCTAAATCGTAATATACCCATTTTTTATTTTTTTTATATTGAGATACTTCCTGCTGAATCTACAGCTTTCCATATAGTTGCATCTTCATTGTAATTATCTGTGTCCGGTGCAGTAAATATTAGTTGATTGCTTTCTATTGCTGATCTTGGTATTTGCGTTCCACTAATTATTGGAAGTCCATTCAATGTGTAATTTGAAGTGTTGCCCTCAATTATTACCGCCGCAAGAGTGTCACCATCAATATCACTGAAATGATTCAGAAACATATTTATATCCAAAACTTTATCTTCTCTATTATTTAGATCTACAATAATATCTTCTGCGACCGGAGGATTATTAATTTGTGGAACAGAAACTATTAATGAATAAATCGCATAATTCGCATTTATAGATATTTGATAATTAGGTGATAGGTTTGTTCCTAGATAGATTCCATCATAATAAACAGGAATATTTAAAGTTTGATTTGCACCAATTGAAAAATCTTTAATACTCGCAATAAAATTACTTCCATTTGTCGTATCTGAGAATAATTCCATTCCTAAAATATTGAAAGGAACACTACAAATATTTATTACAGATATAGTAATTTGATCTATATCTTGGTAATCAAAACCCTGAATAATACCATCACTGTAATTTACATTAGCACTTAGCTTAACGCAATCTATAGCAGTCATAGTCTTAGCTGAAACGAACGCTCTGATCTTATTCATAATTATCAATATATAATACACAAATATATCTGAATTATTCATTTTTATGCAACTTGCTAACATTAGCAAACCTATTAATTTTTACACATAGTATTATTTTTGAAACAAATAAAAGAATATGGCAACGCCGATCACTGATTATGTAAATTTAGATGACTATGTAATGATATTTCAAGATGGATGTATTAAAAATATTCGTTTTGAAGATTTTATTAGTGGTATTTCATTAGGTGGATTTAGCGTTTGTCAAGCTTGGCTTAATTGCGTAGGTGGTATTGGAGTATTTCCAGGAGAAGTTCCAGTTAATGAGCCACCAACAATGGAGGATTTGTTTATTCCTTTGCAAAATAGAGAGCAAAATAGAATATTCACATCTGATGATTTTTTAAGTAGATATTATGATGCTGAAGGCGATGCTTTTGGTAAAATAATAATTACAGGTGGAGACGTTACTGGTTATAGCTTAAATGGAGTCGCGGTTTACATAGGAATGCTTATTCCTGTAAATCAATTAACAAGTCTACAATTTGATGCTAAAAATCAAGATGCTTCTTATACGCAAGATTTATTTTTTGAAGCCTATGATATTAATAATGTAAAAGCAATAAGCATATAATGGAATTACAAGAATTCTTAGAGGAAAACTCTGAATTAAAACTTTTAAAATGGGTTGAAATAATAGCACAAGAAAATCTTGCTGTAAAGTCAGATTCCATGTATATAATACCAACTGATACTACTTATTGTGACGTGGTTTTCATAGATTCAAATGGCGGTAAAAGAAAGATTGGAGGCACTTCTTATGAGCAAGTTCTAGAAAAATTTGCATTATTAGATGGTTCTAATTTTACAGAAGAGGATATTGAGGCTTTTAAAGAAAAATTAAATATACAAAACGGAGAACTTTCAGTATTAAATTTCAATGTAAATGATGATATGCATTTAATAATGAATTTAGAAACTAATACAGATTTAAATTTCGAAATAGACAATAACGGACACTTAATACTTACAAATTAATATGGCAACAGATTTAGGGAAAATAGCAATAACATTAGAAGGTTCTTTTGATCCTGATCAAATATATAATAAACTAGACCAAGTAACTAATAACGGTAGTTCTTATACGTCTAAAATAGATAATAATGATCAACCTTTATCCAATCCAAATGCTTGGCAAATCTCTGCCGAAAAAGGCATAGATGGAATCGACGGTGTTGATGGAACAAACGCACAGTCTTTTAATTATAAAAATAATGTTGACAGCTATTCAAATTTACCTGCTAGTGGTAATCTTATAAATGATGCTTATTATAACTTAGAAGATAATTTATTATATGTTTATAACGGAACATCTTTCCCAATTGAGGGCAGCGGTATAAATTTAAAAGGAGTAAACGGAACAGCAGAAATACCTGTTTGGATAGCGCAACCTTATTTACAAAATGCATTAGTACAAAATAATGGAGTTTATCAAGCATTGGAAGATACATTATCGACAGACGTACCAGGAATATCTTTAAAATGGACAGCTTTAAAAATAAAACCTGAGAGTATAGGGGCAATTGAAGTTTTTGAGGAAATAAATGTAAGTCTTACATTTACAGATAATGCGTATATTGACGAGGATGGAGTTTTACAAACACTATCTTCTTACGAAGTTTCTGATTTTATAGAATTACCTTTAGGAGAAAATGAGATAGAAGTTGATTATGGTTCTATGTTAACTATAGCTGAATTTAGTTCTAACAGTATGGATTCTTTTATAAGAAACGTTGGCACAGGTGGATTCCCAAATCCTGATGAGATTCCGTTTAACTACACACCAACCGATTCAGAGGTAAAGTTTGTCAGATATAGTCATTATAAATTAAATGGTACTGCTTATTTTAAAATTACAAATAATAGATATGAATTACCGTGGCTAAAAACAAACACGAATGAAGTAGATGAATTCCCTAAAATCTGTAAGATAGGAGATGTTAAATTACTAGATTTCAATGATTATACCCTTACAGGTAATGTTATAATATCAGGAGACAGCACAATTGCTTCCTATTTAGGAGGTTCGGCATTAGCTTCAATAATTGAAAACACGGGTGTAATGACAGACATTTCAGAGCCAGGTGAAAATATTGAAGAACAAGTTGACCGATGGAATGCTTTATCATCACAAGTTAAATCAGCAGCTAATTTTGTTTTCGTCCAAATCGGTTTGAATAATATTAATATTCCAGCAACACCAACCACTACAATTATAGCCGAATTAAATTCCTATATTCAGACGATTAATACTGAATCTCCAAACGCATTCATTGTTGTTGGTCAGATGTTACCTTGTAAAGCTCGTTGGATTGCATCTTTTGGTGAAACGAATGGAAATTTAGCCCATAAACAATGGGAAGAGATAAATAAAGAAATGTTGTCAATATCAAATGTAAATAGTTTTGCAACAGTCCACACTTGGCTCTTAAATGATGGGAAGGGCAACCTAAGAGCTGAATTTGAAACATCAGCTAATGATCATATACATGACAATACTAACGGTAGGAAAATGAATGCTTATAGTTGGTTAATAAGTGTTTATTGAAATGCAAAAACATAACCCTATACAGAAACTCACCTCTTTTCAATTTAGAAGATTGATTTTAAACCGTCATTAATTTGGCGGTTATTTAAAAATAAATTATGAATTATACTTCCCCACCAAAAGAATCAATATGTAAAAAACTGATTAATGCTATCAGAATTAATTTTGAAGACAATAAACGTTGTTTAGATTTTATGATGGCATCTGTAATATTTATTGTCACAATATTAGAGTTTATAAGTTGGAGGCTTTCTATTGGAGAGCCTGCAACTATTACTGATAGAGGAAATGGATATTTGGTTTTTTATTACCCACTAATGACTTCTATTACACAATTGGTGTTTTCTTTGTTCTTTCTAGTGAAGATATTCAGATATAAAGCCTGTGTTTATACGGAATTAATAACTTTAGTTTATTTTTTAATCCAAGTATTTAATTTATCAGCATATATCATTCAGTTCGGAGGTGAATTTTATGATAAATATATTTTACCTACTTTCATATTTACGATTATAGGAATAACAATAATTAAAATAATTAGATGGTTGTCAAAATTGCCAAAGCAGCAGTATTAAAACTAATATTCTATAAGAATGGAGCTTTGTTTTTAGTGAATGGAAGCTTCTCTGCAGGAATAGTTTTTTATTTTAACGAATTATTAAAAGGTACTGATACTAAAAATTTAGTCCTTCCAATATTTATTTATATCCTAGGATTCTTTATATATCATGCCTTTTCTTTGATAGATTTAATAACCGGATTAATGAATGCAAAATATCAAAATTCAATACTTGCTGATCCAAAGAAAAGTTATATCCAAAATTACAAACTATGGTTCAGTATTTGGAAGAACTTAGGTATTACAGCTTTTGCTTTTATGGTAATGTGTATCTGTTTGCTTACTGAAGTAATTAAAGGTGACAGCGATGGCTTTGTAGGATATTCTATGTACACAATATCAATTTGGGTTTTAGTTACCACCTGGTTAATGGCTTCTGCATTTGAATTTCACTCAATTGGAGAAAATATAGAACGTAGAACAGGATCTAAACCTAGATTCTTTATTCTCGGAGACAAAATTATAAATATTGCAGAAAAAAAGATTATACTGAAAGCAAAAAAATCTGTTGAAATGATGGAGAAAACGCCAGAAGAAGTAGATTCAGAAATAAATACAGACAATAATGAGAAAGTTAATTAATTTTTTAAAAGGATTATCACCATTCGTGGTTCTATTAATAATAATGGTTTTGGCAATAGTAATAGTTTATTTCATGTCGAAATATGTAGACAATCCAAGCGATCCAATTACTAAATCTATATCTAATAAAATAGATGTATATAAAGATGAATTAGGAAAAGAGACAGCTCGGATTGAAACTAATAAACAACCTACCCTACAAGGCATTGACCCTTCTGTTTATGCAAGAGCATTGGCAGCATTGGATATTAAAGATAGCCAAATCCAGTCCCTAACCGATTTACAGGCTAAATATTCAGATAGTTTTCAATTGGCTAAAATCACCATTGACGAGCAAAACAATAAAAGATGGGAGTGGGAAAAAACATACGAATCCGGCAGTGTAGTAAAATCAATAATGTCAGAAAAAGATAGTGTTCTACATTCGGATATTGATATTAAATTACAGACCACAGATTACATTGATAAGCGTGGGATTTTTAAAAAAGACATTCTATACACGGATATTTATAGTCCTGATCAGAATATCAAAGTAAATGGCGTTAAAACGTTTCGTAGGGAGACTATAATAAGACCAAAAAGGATTGGATTAGGTTTTACTGTCTCTTATGGTATTGGCGCAGACTTCAAGCCTCAGCCTTTTTTGGGTGTGGGCATTTCGTATAATTTCATTAATTTATAAACTTTTAATTAAATTCGTATTATGAAAGGATTGACAGAACAAGATTATATCGACGCAGCAAATAAGCTACAATGTGAAATTGCTTGCATAAAAGCTGTGTCTGAAGTTGAAAGTAATGGTGGGGGATTCTTACCTAGTGGCGAACCTAAAATATTATTTGAAGGTCATGTTTTCTATCGATTGACAAAAGGCAAATTTGGAGTATCAAATGTATCTTATCCTAAATGGATTTCTAAATACTATAACGAGAATCAACATGATCGATTAGCTAAAGCCGTTGCGCTAGATAGAAATGCAGCACTTCAGTCTGCTTCTTGGGGGCGATTCCAGGTTATGGGTGAAAATTGGAAATCATTAGGGTACTCTTCTCTACAGCAATTTATTACAGCAATGTATAAAGACGAAGGTGAGCATCTTGATTCTTTCGTGAGATTTGTAAAAGCTAATAAACTAGATGATGAGTTAAGAAGAAAAGATTGGGCAGGATTTGCAAGAGGTTATAATGGTTCTGGCTACGCTAAGAATAAATATGATATTAAGATGGCAAATGCATATAAAAAATACAGTAAATAAAACAATAAACAATTTATATTATGAGCTTAGAAACCGCACCGCCTCGTGAATCAATTTCAGGAACACGACCAAAACAAATCGAAGCAATGGAAAGAGGAATCGAAATCTATGCTAGATTATTAGAATTAGATGAAGAAGTAAATTCTACTGATTATGCAGCTTACAGTCAGGATGAAAAAGATCTTGTAGATGCAGAATTCTCTACAGCACTTGCTTATTATGACAAAAATCAGTCAAGAGTAGCAACCTACTAATGATAAAAACAGATACTCAACTATGAATATCTGTTTATTAGTTTTAATTAAAATAAAAAATGAGTACTATCTGTCTGCGCAATTCACTAAAGGTTTTGCGCTTTCTTATTTTGGTAATCTGTACATAATCCCAAGCCTCAGGGATGTTCCTTCTTTGTCTTCAATCAATCTTCCTTGTGCGACCAATTCCCTGCATTTTTTATTTCTGGTTGGCGTAGTTAGATTACTTTTCATTCGGCAGTTAGCTTGATTTATCCAGGTGGAATAACAATAATTTACTTGATTTAATTTTGAAACTCGCTTTATAGCGGCAAGAATTTCTTTGTATTCAGATTCTACTTGTTCAGAAGATTTAGTATTATTAATCATCCTTAAATGGTAAGATACAGTATTTGATTCAATATTTAAAGCTTCAGCCATTTTTGATACTGTATAGCCTTTGTTTTGCAAATCGATAATCTTTTCTCTAGTTTTATCTTTTGGTTCATAAATTCCTAGTTGATTTTGTCTGACATAAATATTTGTCGAAACAATTCTTTTTTCATATCCGACGATTTTACTTATTTCCTCATTTGTTTTCCCTTCTAAATGAAGACTATATATTTCGCTGATTAATGTATTCTGTGGAAACTCTTCCGGTTTACTTGGTTTATTAGTTATTGGTTTAGGCGGTTTTATTATCTGTGGTTTAGGTTGTTTTATTTTTACCTCTTTAATTGGTTTTTCTTTGATTGTTTTTACCTTAACCGGTTTTATTTTTTTAGGCTGTCTACTGCTTATATTTTTTTCTTTCCGTGATATTTTTACAAATTCTTTTACAAACTTTCCGGCATTAGGATCTACGGATATTTTATTATAGTAACGGCATTTACTTACCGGATCATACTTGGCTAAAACTTCAACTGTTTCTGCATTGTATTTATTGTATCCGGCAACAACTTCTCTAGCTTTTACCGTGTCTTCATTTATCGAATTCATAGTTATTTTCTTAGGCTTTTTCCTTTTAGTTCTATAATATTAAACATTTCAAATAAGCGGTCATAAACACGACTTCCGTATCTCGACTCAATTGCATCTAGGGTTGTATTGACATCGCAATTATATATTGACTCATTAGTAATTGGGTCGATTACATTCTTTCCAATATAATTCAAGGAAGCTATTAAAGGACAGACTCTATTATATTTAGTTTCCAAAATTTCGGTAAATAATTCATCTTTTCCAAAAGCTTTTTTCTCAGTCATTAAATCATCATAATAAGATAGTCCGGCTCTATGTTTTTTCCAGAATATTTCTTCGTGCTCCTTATTTTTTTCTCTTGCTGATGCATGGTAGTCCTGAACAACTTCATGGCAATTAAAAAATTTGAATCCTAATTTATATCGATTTAAATACTGATCAGTATGTTTTACATCTTTTACTAAGATAGGATTCGTTGAAGAATATAAAAACATATCGTAGAAAGTCTTTATGATAGATGTTTTACCTGTTCCCATTTCTCCAATGATAAGAATTCCCTTGCCCAAATTGGGTTCGTTAATTTCTTTATTTAATAATGGACTCTTATAAAAACTTTTGCTTTTCAATAGATACGAGCAAATGGTTCTAGCAAAAACACCACCTTCACCATATTCCCAACCTTCTTTTTTATTTAGATGTTCATTAAACTCTATTCCTCTGAAAACCGAATAAGCTTCTTTAAATGATTGGTATAGACTTTCTTTATCTAAAGTAAACAATTCAGGTAATTCTTCTTGTACTTTTTTACTCTCAACAATCTGATTTATGTAATTGTTAAAATTAATATCATACTTTTCTTTGGCTTCGAGATAAGCTTTGGCTAAAGGATGCTCAGGATTTGATTTAAGCAATATTGATATTGCAGATGTTCTACGTGGTGGAAAGAAGTTTTTATTACCTGTTTCGCCTTGGTTGAGCGATTGGCTGCTGTTGTTGTCCTGTTGTAAACTCATTTACTTTGTTTTTATAATTTCCTTCAAGTATTTTTATGAAGTTGGCGGGCTTAATAATCCAATCTAAACTTGCCTTCCATGACTGAGGATTGTAGCCATTCATAAACTGTGATCGGGATGATAGCAAAATTACTTCTTTTACCTTATCTATACCAAATTCTTTTACTCTTTTCTTTATGGCAGATTGCCTTGTTGCGCTTAATAATTCAGCTTTTGGCATTTGCCCTTTATTCTGATTGTAGTAATCGAATATCTCTTGAATTACTAATTTATCGGATTTAGCATCTGATTTTTCTTGGGCAACCAAATCAATAATTTCCTGCAGTTCTTTTTCTGAAAGTGATAATTGATATTTTTCAAAAAAGTGTTTGAATAGATTATTCATTATCGTCTTTTTTTAAATTATCAGACATTGAATAATTAATCTCATTCCTGGCAACAGATTCTTCTACTAATTTTTGAAAGCCTTCTTTACCTACACTTTTATTGAAGTACAAAAGTAAAGTAGAGACTAATCCGATTGTAGATTCTTTACTTAGTAGCATCAATTGTTTTGGAGCTCTACCGGATGACTCTGGATTTTCAATAGAAAGTATAAAATTTTCATTTTCTAATTTAACAACTGAAATCAGTCTGTTATCAATAAAATCTGCTTTTATAAATTCTACAATATCTAATTTATGTTCATTGGGAGTTCCGTATCCCAAAGTAGCTTGTCCGTAATCTTTTTTTTCTTCTGTTTTCATAATTTATTATTTAAGGTTTAAATATTAATTGTCCGTTGCTTTCTTTTAAATCCATATTGAGTACCCGCAAGTCAAACTGTTTGTCGCCAACTTCCTTATTTGCAAATACTACTTTCTCAACTAAGCCGACTCCTTTGATTCGTACTTTGTTTATTCCTCTGTATTCATGGAGTCTGCCGTTTATTTCTATCTGATCTTGCAGTTTTAGATCTTTAATTTTCTTGTGTGGGTTCATATTTTAGTAGGTTTTTTAGTATAGCTTTCATTACTGTTACTGAAATTGTATTTCCTGCTTGTTTGTAAAGTTGAGTATCTGAATTTACTTTCTGGCAATTATGAAAAAATGAATCTGAATATCCTTGTAAACGAAAACATTCTAAAGGTGTTAATTTTCTAATAGAAAAATCATTATAAATAAATGGTTGTCTATTTCCTCCTTGCATAGTATTCAGTGTTGGAGAAATTCCTTCTGCATCATAAATTCTATCATTTGAGTGTGTTGGATTGTTTATTTGGATTATAATATCACTTTTTTCTCTCATTAATGCGGGCGAAATACCGTTTGAGTCATAAATTCTATTCTGTTGGTACGGTTGTTTCCCTCCTGATTCTTTAGAATTGTTCAGTTGGATTACTGCATTATTTGGATTTGTTTTTAATGTAAAAGCTAAGTTCTTATTAACTCTACCCCTTCTTGTTTGGCTTTCAGGGTATTCAATATTTATTATATTATTGTCAAAAGTTTCCTCATATCTTTTTTTAGTGGCAGATTTAATTTTTAAATATCCATTAGCATATCCATGTGTTCCTGCTGATAACGTATGGAAAATTGATTCATCACTAAATACTTGACTTGCTTGTGTGTTTTGATTGATATAACCAATATTATTTTCATTGCTTTTAAAAACAATACCTTTGACCATATTTTCAGATAAATAATATTTTATATGAACATTTTGTTCTAATATGTTTTTTAAACGTATTTTTAAAGGTTTTTTAGCAGGAAAAACAAAATCATTAGGCAAGTCATTTCTAATACCTACTAAAAAAACTCTTTCTCTATTTTGCGGAAGCTCATAATCCTTAGTGTTTAAAACTTCCCAATGTAGATTGTAAAGTAAAGAATCTTCATGAGGGAAAAAATATGGAGTTCCATTTTCGCTACAGCCTAATAAATCTTTCCAATTTCTAAAGGTTTTACCATCGTTATCTGAAATAAGACCTTTTACATTTTCAATAATGAAATATTTTGGTTGTTGTTCTTTTACATATCGATAAAAATCATAAAATAATAAACCTCTTGGATCTAGTTCACCAAGTCTTTTACCTGCTAAACTGAATGATTGACAAGGAATTCCACCAACATAGAGGTCTGATTTAAATTCATTTCCTATCCAAGATTCTTTTGTCATATCTTCTAACATTAATTCTGGATTGAAATTCTCTAAATACGATTTTCTAGCGTATTTATCTTTCTCACATGCAAATTTAATCTTATGCGGAATTCCTAACTCTTTTAAAGCTTGCTCTGGCGATCCTATTCCTGTACATACAGTTCCTATTTCAATCATTTTAAAATATTTTTCTCTACAAGTAATTCACGCATTTTATCCCAATCAACGAATGGCCTTGATGATATGTTCAGATCGGTTTTAAGCGGTGTTCCGATTGCTGCATCGTCGATAATCACTTGACCATACGCCTTCGGAGAATTCGTCCAAGTATGTTGCGTAGGATTTTTCTGGATGCCGTAAAGTGAAATGTTATTTTCTTCGAACCAGTTTACCGCCTCTGTTAAATAATTACCTCTGAATGAATCTGAACGCATTGTAAATAATATCAGTCTATGTCCTGAATCTGTTAATTCCTTTAATACTTCTACTGCGCCAATATCATTTCCAATATTCGGAAATTCGTGGCTCATAACAGTTCCGTCGCAGTCGACAATTATATCTAGTGGTTTAATCATAATTAGAAAATGGGATTTTGATGCGTTATTTTTACTTCTGGTTTATTTTTTAATTTTTTCTCCGGAATCAAATGCTTTGGCAGGAAATCTTGGAACTCGAAAATCATATTGCGTTTGGCTAATCCGGATTGTATTCTAAAGCTTTGTAATTGAAATGTATCATACAAAATATTCCAAGCGACGCCAATCGTAATTCCTTTATTTATCCTCGAAACTTTCGTCCAATCTTTAATTCCCACTTTTGCATTCTCAAACATTTCAGTTATTTCTGCTTCGGTTATTTTGTCGGCTAATTCTCGGGCTTGGTATTTGTTCATGTCCTATTGTTTAAATTCCGGAAGTGTTCCTAAATACCAAAACTTATTATCATCTTCTATAAATGTGAGATAGTAATATGTTCCTGCAATTTCATATGATGATTCTCCTACTTGTAATATTCCTGCATCTAAATACCTAGGCTGAACTACATCCATAAAATAATTATACATTTCTTCATCAATCTCACAAGGAAATTTACCTAAATACTGATCTAATTCTTGGGATAAATTCATTTCCCAATCGATAAATTTTTTCATAATTAATCAGGCTTATAAAATGATTGAAATCTTTGAATTCCCAAGTAGTCGGCTGAACTAAACAAACAATCGCCACTTCCTGCTAATAACTCTGCTCCGTCTTCACCCAACATTACTTTACTGTCTACGGCTTTCGGAACTCTCAAGCATGTAATAACACTTAGATTTACTTTCATGTCACCCTCTATCACTTTGACAGATGCTCTTTGTGTCGCTGCTAAAACTCTGAATCCAGAAGAACGCCCTTTTTGTAGTATTCTTTTTAGATTGTTTGAAAGCTCACTTTTTTTACCTGCTGATGCTACTGCATCTGCGAATTCGTCAAATACAATGAGGACTTTTGAATTGTTTTTTGACTTAACTTTCTGTTCCATTTTTTCAACTAACATTTCCATCATTACCTCAATATCTTCAATGTCATTTAAAACTTCAACACCATGATCTCTCATTCCTTCAAATTCCAGTTTTGGATCAAAGCAATAAATTTCTTTTACTCCCGCTTCGATAGCATAATGCATAATACTATTGATATAAACCGATTTTCCTGCCCCTGATGCGCCTCCAACTAAATGATGTACTGCAGAATTTGATTCCAAATCCCAATAAAGCGTAGTTCCCATATTATCTTTTCCTAGAGGAATTTTAAATCCATTTAGTTCGGCTTTATCCCATAGTAAATCTTTGGTTCTTTTCTTAGAGGTTTCGATCTGTAAGTATGATTTTCCTTCGTAAACTGTAAGGTTGTTTGGGATTCTTACATTGGCTACATTCAACTGATTGGCAATATCTAACTTAAATTTTTGTACAGCACCAACCTTTACTCCTGCGCCAATTTCTAAAAGATAAGTGTCTGAACTGAAGCCATCAAAAATTTTAGCTACGGAAACTTGCATTCCAAAAGATCTTAGTACATGCTCTATTTTCTGTTCTGGGGTTTTATCTGACATGTCGTATTGTATAAATTTACTTGCGTTTTTAATGAATGTTTTAATTACTGTCGGGTTTATTGCTGTAGCCGATGCATCTTTAATTTTCTTGGTTCTCTTTTCAATTAAGTCAAGCTTAGTGTCTTCGATATTAAATTCGGCATCAATCTCTCCAAGCCTCGTCTTGGCATCAAAAGCATAAATCTCAGCTATGTCTACGAAATTATCAGCATCATTGATCAGGTAATCGTAATCGGGGTCACTCACTGCCTTTAATAGAGCTTTCAATGGAGTGTATAAATATGCTTCGTATAATTTTAAAACATCTTTGGTAATCTCAATCTTTGAAATTTGTATCTGCGGAGACTTATCTTTGTTTGTTGAATGTTTATTTTCAGCAAACCAAAATTCATCTAGCAGGACTCCTTTCATTGATTCGTAGGCTTTAACATATATGCAACTCTGTTTTCCGGAAGTCAACACCAATTCTTTTTCGTCGGTGTATGTCGCTTTTGATTTATGGTCAATCCCGACAATCTTTCCTGTTTTAGTTTTTACGATTAAGTCAATCTTTCCATTAAATTTTATAGGCACGTCAACGCCGTTTATTGTCAGGAATTCGCTAAAGAAAAGTTCAACTTCAATAATCTCGTCAATTTCATCCAGGTAAACACCGATTTCTCTAAAGAAGTTTCCGATCAGTTTTATACTTACATCATTTGCTTTTAATTTGCATTCCTCAATAGTTGGCGTAGTCTTTTGGATTTTCCATTCACTTGCCGGCTGTTCGTCGATATAATTGAAAGCTAAAGTTTCCAAATCAACTATGGATAATTCTGTTCCTTCTTTTTTATTCTTGAAGTACATTTCCAAAGCGTAGTGATAAGCTTGTCCTGCTACGGTTGTAGAAGAGTTTTTCTGTCTATAACCGTACACGTATAGCATTTCAAAGGCTTTTTGATTTCTTGAATATTGTGAAATCTTCGAATAACTCAGTGCTGAGATTAAAAAAAGCGAATCAATTAACTGTAACTCTTCGGGAGTTTTTAATTTGTATTCGTGTATATGGCTCATTTATCTTCTGATTTATAAGAAATAAATAAAAATATAACACTGATACAAAAGAAAAATATGCTTAAAAATCTAAATCCTTTATCTGGGCTGTAAAGATATGCTTCTAAAACCATAAATCCTGAAAATAATGAACACATTAAAAATAATGTTGGATAAAAGTATTTCATATTACGGCATTTTATCTGTTGGATTTACTTTTTCTACTTCTGGGTTAATGGCATCTTTATTCGCTTTCATTTCTGCTTTCTTATTTTCGGTTGCAGTCTCATTTGGGCTAAACATTTCTTCAACTGTACTTTCGTTATTTTTTAGTGCAGTAGCCATTGTTCTCAAAGTAAACAATTTCTCCAAGTCAATATCTTCCACTCTTTTAATCTCTAAAATGTCACATATTTGCTTGTCTTTAACGCCTTTTCCTTTGAAGAATTCAAGTGCTTCTTGTCTTTTTACCGGAAGAGATTTTTCATCACCTTTGATAAGTTTTTTGGCTGCATCATAAATTGGGCTTACTAATGCCGCAGGAACAACTTTAAGTACTGCATTTCTGTAGGCAATTGCACATGCTGCATTTCCTGCTACTACTTGCATGTCTTCATTGAAAGTTCTTCCGTTTCTGTCTGTAATTTTTCTCTTTACTTCAACGGTAATCGAGTTATTGGTTTCCAGGTCATGGCAAATCCCCTGAGCGGTAATTGTTTTTCCATCATTTGCAATGACTCTCGCTCCTGATCTGATGTTTCCATAGCTTGCAGTTACAATTTCCGCTAATCTTACTGATGCGCCTTCCAGATTCTTGCCGCCTCTTGGCAATGAATATATGCATGATTCAGCAATTCCTTCGCTTAATGTAACCATTGAGGTTGCTTTGTCAATAAAGTTCTTTAAACTCCTTGGGAACGCCTTCGCTGTAGAAATCTGCATATCAATTTCCGCTTTGGTAATAAGTGATAAAGCATCCTGTCCTACAACTTGTACTTCTGTAACTTGAGTTTCTGTATTTTGAATTTCGTTCATTTCTATTTTTTTGTATTTAACTTTTTTATTATTGCGCTGTCAATCGATTCAAATTTCTGCCGATTGTTTATTACAACTGCTTTTTTCGCTGAATCAAGATACGGATTTATATCTTTATGTTCACGAATTTGGCTGAGTAATTTACCTATTTTATCCGCTAATTCTTTGTCTGATTTAGCATTTACTGAAATTGATATGGTGGTCAAATAATACGCCATTTCTAATCAATTACTACGAGTCCCCAGATAAATCCATTAGGAAATGCTTCTGTAAATTTTGCATAAAGTTCTGATATGTCGTCGGCTTTTATGTGGCACGATTTATTAAACGTATCAGGATTTGTTTTGTGATTCCAGGTTATATTGTATAGATGCATGATATTTTTTATTAACGACGGCCGCTTGGTGAAGAGCTTCTGTAAGTGTTGCTGCTAGAGCTTGGCGATGAACTACGATAGCTTGATGATGACGATGATGAACTTTTATAAGAAGATCCTGAAGAGCTACTATTGTATGATGATCTACTAGGCGATGATGATTTATAGCTGCTAGTGCTTGTAGAGTTATATCGACTTGGTGAAGATGTAGAATAAGAATTGCTCTTACTTCTAATAGTCGGCGATGATTTTTTATAAGACTCGGTATTTCTTACCGGTGTCGATGTTTTATAATTTGAAGGTGAAGAATAAAATTGTTTAGGATTTTGTGGTTGAGTATATCTTTTTGTATAATTACCATAATTCCTGTCTAAACTTGACCTATGTTCACTATAATAATTGTTTACTGCTCCATATCCTCCACGGTTAAATAAATTATTGAATATAGTGTAATACATATAGTATTCGAGTAAATTCCCATTATTATCATAGGATTGAACTTTTACAATACTGTCATTACCTGATTCGTTCCAGGCTAATTCATGGCTTGTTTCGTTGTTTTTCTTACAAGATGCTGCAGTTAAAAAAATAAACGAAGCTAATAATAATTTTAGAATGTTTTTCATGATTTTTAATTTTAAATAATTTGTACTTTTTGTTGTAATAATGTTGCTAATGTGATTCCTACCATGTCTTTCATGTTGGCTAAATCTCCTTCTTCTGTTCCTAGAAGTTCTCTTGTAATGGTTTGTTGTTTTTTACCATTCAATTCTTTCACTTGCTCTTGAAGCCATTGAATCCACTGATCCTTGGTTTCGTCTGTAATTGGTTCGTAATACATAATTTACTTCTTATTTTTAGTAATTTCAGTTGCTTTGTCTTCTAGTACCTGCTCAATAAAAGCTTTCCGGCTTTTACCTTGATTAACACCTTCTATTGCTAATGTTTTCAGCGTCGCAGGTGGCATATCGATTATTAATCTTTTTTTCTCTTTCATGATGCTAAAGTATATATAATATATTTAACACGCAAGTTTTTGGGGGATTATTTTAGTAATTGTTTTGCATATTCTGAGAATTCTAATTCAACTCCCACAAGTTCGCACATTCTATAAAAATCATAAATTGTACTTTGTGGAGGAATTGACGATCCTTTTTCATTGTTGTATATGCCAATGTGATCTTCGTCTACTTCTATTTCGTGACGTTTTTCTCCATTCATAACTATAATTTCATAAACCCAATCACTACAATTACACCATCCTTCACAGTCGCATGAATCATAATGAACAGAAACGTTTGTAAATAAAACTTTAGAATCTTTTTGAATCGCTTCTAATGTCAATCTTTCTACTTCTTCTTTAGCCATGTATTTTGCATCAAACTCAGGATCAGGATACCAACCTGTATTTGTTAAATTTGATCCTTCAATATCCAATGGAATTTGATTTAATACTTCAAATAGTTTTTGTGCTGTGTATTTATTTTTCATATTTTAAAATGGTAAATTTTCTTGTTGTTCCAAATCTTCAACTACAGATTCAATACTCCTTATATGGTCTGCTAAATGTAGTATAAAATCAACAGATAGATTTATTTCAGTTTTGGATGATCCGAAACCGTTATAGTATCTCATGCTTACTATTTCTTGCTTATGTGGAGTGATTACACCATCTGTTTCTTGTTGTTTTACAGGTGTCATTTTTGTGTCAATAATCACCTCGTATTTCTCGTTAAAATATTTTTTTGAATAACTCATTTTGTTTATTTTTTAGTGTTTTAAATTATTAATCATTTCTTCAACCGTTACCCAATCTTCAGTTACATAAAAGTTTGTTCCGGACAACATTTCTATCCAAGTACCAAATCCTGATCCTCGGTATCTTCGAATGTCTGGTGCAAATATTTCTATTTCGCCACCATCTAACTCATGCAACTTGATCTTCATTTTTTTCAATTTTATATTTCTTTTGTGCGAATTTCAAAATATGTTCTAAATTGTAAAAATATTTTCCGTTCTCTTTTTTAAATTCCACTAATCCTTCCTTTCTTTTTGCTTGGATAGAAAATTGTGATAGTCCATAAAATTCAACTGCATCTTTTGCGCTTATTAATCCGTCTTCTCTGAGTTGCATTTGTTTTGGCTCAGCATTCATTATCCTGTCTCTTTCCCTTGAAAAATCACATTCATTGGGATTTGCTTTACGAACTGATCTTGGTATTGATTTGGCTATTTCTAGCATTTCCTTAGCTTTCTCTAGGTGTGAGTTTTTGTATGCTATTGAGTTTGGTACGAAACTTTCGGCAAGGGCGTTTTTATCGGTCGCTTTTCTCATTATAGTATTTTATAGTTGGATTATAAAAAAGCAGATTATTGAAATGGTAAAAACAATAATACCATTTATTGATGTTTTTTCGTTTGTTTTTTCATGGCTAACTTCTATACTTATAACATTTGTTAAAAGTAGAATTAATATAATTCCTAGAATAGTTAGGCTAATGGCTTTTAATATCATTTTATATAAATTTTATTTCGTTTTCTCGGCGGTAATATGTTCCGAATTCAGTTTGGATTTGATAAAGTTTTGGCATATTGTTTTTAGCCATAATTTTAGTTATTATTCCTTCTGATTCTTTCATTTTGAATCGTGTTTCAAAAACTTGGAGTTGTACTTTATTTCCCATCGTATGCTTTTTTAAATTCTTCGTATGAATCGAATGTATTATCTTCCTCAGTATTGAATTTGAATAGACTTAAAAAGCTTTCTCCTTCGCCTTTGGTTAGGTATAGTGTCTCCGGTATTCCTTCCTGGATGATCATTTCATTCCAGTAATGGTCTTCTTCATATCCTAGTTTCTTCATCTTAGACATTGTTTGCCGGTAGTCGGGGATGTTTGTTATTTTTATTGCAAAACTTGTCATAGCTTTTGTTTTTTTCTATGTTCAAAGCATTTATTTCCTGTGCTTGTATTAGGGTAAGCTTTTGTTGGTTTATTGTATTTTAAGCAATCCCCTTTATATATTCCTTTGCCTATTTCTTTTTCCCTTTTAAAGTGTATACAATCATTGCAGTCTGCGTCTAAATTTTGGCATTCATAAGTTTCCGATGAAAGATATTCTTTTGTGCAATTTTTATGGCATGGTTTCCATGAGTTAGGAACCCAATAAGAACTTATATATGCAAAATGATAATTTTCTATCTCTGAATTACAGTGACCACATATTTTAGTTAATTTTGTATTTCTTTCAATAAAAAATGTAGCTTGATTTAATTTCTCACTTTTACCATAAATTCTTAAAGCACGCAAATATACTTTAGGTCTAGTATGGTAACAACATATTTTGAATAAATCTTTTATATTTATATCTTTCATAGCTTTTGTTTTTTAAACATTACTTGTGACTGAATCTGTCTGTTCTTTCGTGTGTCGTAGGTTTTTTCTTTTTCCTTGCGATTTTCTTTGTAGATTTGTTTGAAGGCTTGTATGGGTGTCATAGCAATTCTGGATTTTCATTGATGTTGCCAATTACTTCAATTTTATTTGGTCTTTGTGAATAATAAAGAGGAACAAAATTTCTATCGTCTTCGATTATTTGTTCTGGTGGGCACTTTTTAGACATTAGTGCAAATCCTCCATCTACAAATACAACTCTTTGGATTAACTTAGTATCAGGGGTTGAGTGATTATAATATGTAACCATGCAAATATCTCCTTCGTAAATAGGACAATTTTTATTATCTAAAAGAGTTGTAAATATCTCCCATTTCATTCCTTCCGACCTATGATCCCATTCGGCTACAAATCCTCTATCCGGCATTGTACCATCAAATTTATGTTGCTGCTTCAAGCATTCAAAAACATTTTCTATGTCGTATAAATAGCTTTGGGATGCAGTATTCCACATTCTTAGTTTAAATTGTTCCATGGTTAAAATATTTTGTAAATGAAAACGTGTTCTAATTTGAATGTTTTTGATTCAGCTTTTTGCCACGTATTAATTAAATTTGACATATCCATAGCATATCCATATTTAGGATATTTATCAATTTTGATTGGATTTTCATCCCAATAATAACCTTGCGCTTCTATCGCTGAAATGAAAGATAAACTTGGAGTGTCGAACGCACTATTTTCATCTTGAGAATTATAATTTTTATAGACATGACAATCATATTCATTACTAAATCTTTTTTCAACCAATTCTTTCGCTATCTCTTCCGTTAATTCAGATCCTTTGCAGATTAATTTTAAATTTGATACTTTTGAAGTATTATCTAAAAGTTTATTATTTTTATTGATTTATAGAAGATCTTCTGGCTTATGAAATTCTACAATAAAAAGTTTTTCCTTTAATTGTAATTCCATATGTTTTTTTAATGGTATTTCGTTTTGTTTAATTTTAAATTGTTCCATTTTTTACTTCTTTTAGTGTTCTAAATTTTACAGCGCAGGGAATGTTTGTTTTTTCACATACTAAAATAGCATGATCATGCGGTGAATAAAATTCAATTAATCTTCCTATCACTTTCTCTCCATCAGTCGTTCCTATATAGCCGATTCCTTCGTATGTTTTTCCGATTGTTACTTTCATTTTATATAGTTATTTGTGATTAAAAAGTAAAGTATTATAAGGAATATTGTGTAAAGTCCTATTGAAATTCCGGCAGTAATCAAAACCATTTTAACTGCAGAATAGTTTTTGAATTTTGGAACAGTTATCATTATCAAAGAAACTAAAGCTAATATTGGTATTAATGTGATCATACTTTATATTCTTCTGGTTTTACATTGTCTTCTAAAAAATCTTCTAACAGCATTTCAAAGTATGCTTTCATATTTAGGGATACTGCGCCGGCTGAATACAAATAAACGCCATGTTCGTTCTTAATAAATGTGTCTGGCTCGTGACCATCAATCCAATTTTGCACGTATTCTTTGATCTCTTTTTGTATTTCTTCTTTTGTTTTCATAGTGGGTTTGTTTTTTACATCCAATCCGATGTAGAGAAAATTGTTTTAAGGTTTTCATAGTCTGCACAATCAGCCATTATACTCCATTTATCTGCCCAAACTTCTTTTACTGCAATTCTTTCAAGGTTGTCAACTCTGTCCTCTATTGCTCTTATTAATAGGTGTTTTTCATCAGGAGTAAAAAGTTTTTTTATCAGCCATAGACGAATATTGTTTAGATGTATTTTAACTGTTTTCATAGTGGTTTGTTTTGAATTGGCAAATTAATTATTAAAATACTTGAATATTTGTTATAGTGTGGTTTATTGGAAATTCTTTGACTATTTCAGCTATCTTTCTGCCAATAGCTAAAGATTTAGAATTCCAAATCCAATATCTAATAGTTTTCATTCTATAACCTTCATTGTCGTTTGATTTATAATATACAATTACTTGTTTTTTCACTTTCATAACGTTGTTTATTTTTAAGTTTTTTAGAGATGGTTTTTATTTTGTTCTACTAAGATATCGACAGTATCAAAATCATCCGAAACTCTAATTTCAGATTCGTCTGTAAAAACAATTAAAGTGCAGTCTTTTTTAGGATAATCAGATCCCCAATAATTTTTAATATCATCGGCTTCAATTTCTATTGAATTACCGTTAAAATCATTTAAGTATATTTTCATAATATTTATTGTTTATTAAAGAAAAAATCCATTTCCATTCCAATCCATTTTACACATAAATAAAACGTTTCTAAGTCCGGAATTATTTGTTGGTTGTTTAGTCGAGATAATGTACTCGCTGAGATCCCTATCTCTTTTGCAGCTTTCCTCACTGATAATTTTCCGTCCTTTTGCCATAATAACAAATATTCTGCGAAAAGTTCTTTGTTGAAATTCATGTTTATTTAATTAAGTCCAATGTGGTAACGATATTAATTTAATTTCTGGGATTGTTATACTTGGATAAAGCTTAGTAAATAAATCAATTATCTCTTGTTTATTATAGTTTAAATTTAATTCAACTGTTTTATCAGAATCTAATTCTTTTATGAATCCAAAATAAGTATATTCACCATTCATTCCATCAGTTAAAAATCTTACTTCATTTTCTTTTCTTGAATAGCTGTCATATTTATCATAGTTTTCACTTTCCCAAAATTCCTCTGTAAATTCCGAATCTAATTTAAATCCATAAATTAAATAATTTGTTATTCTTGTTGACATTTTATTATTGTTTTAAGTTAATATTTGTAATTTATTTTCATCTTCCATATAATGTAATTCTATTTGTGGATTATTTACAACAGCCTCAACGAATTCTAACAGAGAATCTCGGTCTTCTAAACTCTCTTGTAAATATTGCCCCAATCCATAAGGATAACTTTGTTGCATATTTTCTGGATTCGATTTCCATATTTCAATCATTTCAATTAGTTCTTTCATAATGACGTGTTTGATTTCCTATTTTGTTTCGCCAAAGATACGAACAATATTTAGTTGTGCAAATTTATTTTGGGTTATTTTTCCTAAACTCGTCAATTTTCCATTGCGGAACTACTAATCTATTTCTTTTCTGTTGAAGAGTTTCTGGTTTATTTGGATCTTTAATCTTTTTAGGCTTAAAGTATTTTGTTTTCTTTTTAGAGGCGGGATTTATTTTTACCGTTGACTTAATAAAATTCAAAGTAAGTCTTACTATTTCTCTGGTCTTCAAATCACCTTTAATGACTAATAGACTGCCTTTGTGTTTCAAATGGAATCTTCTGTGACATTTATGGCAGAGTGTATAATATGAGTTCATTGGATATTCCCAAAGCTCCTTTCCTGGAAGATAGTATGAATGATGGCATTGTAAGAATTGTTTTGATCCGCAAGCTCTGCACTTATTTTTATCACGAATAAAAACCTCTGATCTTTTACTTATCCATCTTCTATCTTTGTAGTTCATTTATTTTATCATTTAATTGATATATTACTATAGAGTGGGGAGCGACCTGTATCCAATCTGAATATTAGAAGGAGTACAATGATAAACCATACCTCTATAGAAATAACTTCTATTATCTATTACATTATATTTTTTAAGTTCAATAAACTGATTGAAAGAAATTTTGTGGTTGAGTAATTTTACTTTCTCGTTGAACACTTTTATAATTCCTTTTTCTTTAAGAAACTTTTTATATTTTGTAATTGTATTTTTATTAGTCCTTTCGATTAGTTCTCCCATCTTTGAAACTGATAGCTGGATATTACTGTTAAATTTCATCTTTCCACCGTTCTTTTCATATCTGTCAAGACTTTTATATCCTTTAACTTTTATGTTTCCGGAAGCCTTCTTAGATTGCTCTTTCTGGTAATTGTAGTGCTGAATTCTTTTAACAGCTTTTTCTTGGCTAACAATATTCGATAAGATCGGAATAGTCTGCAGAAAAAACTTAATTTCTTTGAATGAATTTATATTTGCGGGAACGAAGACTCTCTTTTTTTTAATCCTGAATAATTCGGAATTTTTAGCGAGCTTCATTTCGTATTTACTGAATGATAAAAGACCGTTTTCTTTTAACGTCTTAATATGCTTCATAAATGCTGTCAAACTGATTTTATGTGCATCAGCTAGGTTCTTGAGCATTTTAGTCTTAGCATTGGCTTTAAAGTAGTAAGCCTTGCCGGAATGTGATTTACAAAGGAAAACATAAAGACCTAGTGAATTTAGCCATCCTTCTTGAAAGGCTTTGGCGTAAATTTTACCAGGTATTCTTACTATAATGTTCTCCATTACAAAACACAATAAACCCGAAGCTTGAAAAGTAAAAATTTGCAACAATCCTACAATCAGGGGGCTTCGGGTTTGAATTTTGTTTTCACCTAATTGTTGTAATTAGGATTGTTGCGTGGTAAAGATATGAATTATTTCCATACCACCAAACATTTTTGTGATTATTTTTTGATTATTTCATATTTTCTAACTTGAGACGCGATTATTAAACTATGTATTCTGTCATTGTATCTTAAATCACCTTTGTATAAAGTTATAAAAGATGGTGGGGCAGTTATTGTGTCTTTGTCTCCGTTTGAATAGGTTAGTTCTATGATCTCCTTTGTTGTGTCTACGTGCGTTTCTTTGTAAATTGATACAGATAGGTAAAATAGTCCTATAATTCCTAGAGAGGCGTATATGAATATTTTCAGTATTTTTTTCAATAGTTTCATGTGATTATTTTTTGATTATTTTAAAATGCTTACTAATTTATTGTAATTGGATAGGATATCAGCACGTAATTTCTCTAGATCTTTTTGCTGCTGTATAACGAAATCTAGCTTTTCGTCAATATAATTCATTGAGGCTTTAAAAAGATCACCTTCTTTATATGTATTTTGGTTGGCATAATTCAATGTCCTTTTAATGTGTGAAAGATCATTATTTATCGTTAACTGAGAATAATATTCGGTTTGTAGCTGAATATTAATTAGTTTCTCTAAATGTCTCTCGTTGGTTTTATTTCGGAATATTCTCATTTCAAATTAATTTCAAGTTCTTCGTTATAGATCGAGTGGAAAAGATTCTGTAGCTGATTTAAGAATTTACATTCGATATCTTGTCTGGAAACGGATGTGCCATTGTCGTGTTCTATTTCGATGTATTCAGGCATGGAAGAATACCAATTAAAGCTTTCTTTATACAAGTGTGATTCTTTGCTATTTTTAACTTTTTTAAACCCCGCCATCAAAATAATTTCTTCGGTGAGTGGGATTGGGTTTACTTCGGCGTATGTAAAGTCTACGTTTCCTTTTCCTCATGTTGCGGTGACTATAAAAGATTCAATTGCTTTCACTGTGAATATTTTCCCTTGGGCTTCGATTAAGTTACCGTATCGCAGGTCTTGTGGTTTTAGTTGGTTATTCATCATCCAATAATTTAGGTGCGTTATTTTTAATTTCCCAGATAATATTCTGAGCGTTCATTATAAAGTTTGCAAGTGTTTCAAATTGATGATCTTCCCATTTTGTGTCATCTAAATAATCAATTGATTCTTGCAGGAGATCAGTTAGTTCTTCTTCTCTGTTTTCGTAAGGTTCAAGCCAATATTTAAAAAAGTAAATCATATCATCTTTACAATGAAGTGAGTCAAAATATGAGTATTTTTCAAAATCTGCATCTTCTTTACGTTGAACATATATTTCAGTAAAATCTTCCGGAAGTCTCTCACTCGTCAATATCTTTCGGTAGTTGAATTTCTCGTTGCTCATTTCTTAAATTGTTAATTGTTTGTTGGTAATATTCTATTTTTTCCTTTGCTGCAGTTAATGCGGTGATGGCGTTTTCTAAGTCTAAATGAGTACTTTTTAACGTCTCTTTTAGTTCTTCCTCTATATCGGGTACTTCACGCAACCAAAACTTATAATTGCCTAACCACCATTCGTCAGTAGAGAACCTTTCGTGGAATCTAGCTGTTAGTATTAATCCGTTTTTATCTATGACGACTCGTGTTCCTGGGTCTGGAAGCCTTTCGGATGTGGCAATACGAATAAATTTACTCTTTGCCATCTTCTTTTAGTTTTTGAATTGCCCTCATAGATAAGTTCATTGCCATTACTGCATCGTCTTTAATTTCATTTAATCTGTATTTGGTGGCGATTTTCTCTGCTAATTGTAATTTTTTGGCACGAAGGCATTTAATGTAAATTCTATTGGCTTTTCTTTGTATAAATTCTGGTCTATTTCCGTAGCCAAGTAATTCATTAATTAAATTAGGAAATGGGATGTCAGAACGTTTAGAATTTAGCCATGATTCTACGTATTCTATGTTTCTTGATTTAGCCATTATTTATTTTTTATAAATTGTTTACCGTGGTATTTTTTAAAGTAATCCAAAAATTTATCTCTGGCGTATTCGTATTCTCCGGAATATTCAATTGTAGAATCTTCTTTCTGTAAATCGAATATTAATGCAGATCCTCGGATGCTAAATTTAATAATATCGCCTACATCGGATTTTTCTACTGCGTCTCCGTAATCGTTCTCGTTGAACCATCCTTTGGTTAAATTGTGGTAGTAGACTGATTGGCTCATTACTTTAGTATTTCAAAAATTATAGGGAATCTTAACGTGCGGGATTCGGCATGTTTCCATTCTTTCAATGCCTTATAATATTTTTCTTCTCCCTCTTCGTACATCCATCCGCTTTCCTCTTCTTGAGAATTTGCAGAATACCATCCATATTTTTCCATTGTTGGCTCTTCAATTGGATTCTCCAACCAATGAAAGCCTTCTTTCTCAATTAAATCTTTAAATGCGTTTTCAAATCGGGAGTAGGATATTAAGTATGCTTTAGGAAATTTACTAATTGAATATTGATCATCTAATGGGAGTAATGATTTGTAATTTTCCTGAGTCATAAATGTTCCTTTTAATAAGGCTTTTGTAGGTGTGCCGTCAAACATTGTCGTAGGTTTTCCAAATGCCTTGTAATAATCCCATGCTTCATCCAATTTTTCTTTATTTTCGTAATCTACAATGAGTAATTTCTTTGCGAGGTTTAGTTGTAGTGTTTTCATGATTTAGTCTTTGTTTATTCCGTGGAATTGTGAAAATTTATGTGCTTTTAGAAACTCTTTTTTATCAATGAATTTATTTAAAACTCTTTCGATTTGATTTTGATCTGCAGGTTTTCTTCTTGGTAGATCCTGTGAGTAATCAAATAAATCAAAACAAGCAATATTGGTAAATTTATTGTTCATTATCATCCACCACATGTTATTGATATTATGTACTGCTATTCCAGAGAATAATCTTTTTGTTTGTCTGTCGTAAAAATATTTTCTTTCTCCGGTGATGATCTTTTTCTTGTTTTTGTCTAATTGGTTATAAAGCGGCATATCTTTAGTTTCCATGTAAATTCTAATTTCTTCAATTGATTGTGCACCTCCATGGATGTGAGTATTATTCTTTTCTTTATCGAAAATAAATTCTAAAGCATTTTTACTGTCATCATCGTTAGATTTTATGTTTTCTGTATGTTTTAAAAAGAATTCCGTTACTCTTTTAATCTCTAATTCTACAGCTTTATCTTCAAGATATTCTAATTTAGTGTATTTATCGTGCCATTTATCCCAGAATGATTGACCCATATCATGCCAAAAGTTCTTAGTGTGACCAATATTAACTTCTATTCCTCTTGCGCTTATTTCTAGTAGAATTATAATATCTTTTCGCTTGGCAATTTTATGATATTTACTTAAACATTTATAGTGTTCTTTGTAATGCTCGTTAACGCCTACTTGATATCCTCTTTTTCTTAGAAATGCTATTAATTGATTCCAGATATTTATATGGGGTTGTTTTAGTGAAAAACTATCTCCCATAATATCATGTTGATAATTTACGTGATTTCTGTATGTTATTATTTCTCTTTTTGTGGTTGTCATGATGTTAGTCTTTATTTATTGATATGTAGCCTGTCTCGAATATGTCTTCTATTTTTGATGCCAAACGTCTTAATTCTTGCTCCATCTGTTGGTGAAAGATAATGTCGAGAACTAGATTTTTTTCTCTACACCAAATCGTTCTTTGATAATGATGATCCTCACGCTTCCGGATTTCCTTGATGGATTCTATTGCTTTGTTTTTTTCCATGATTTAAAATGTTGGTTTATTTTTAGAATATTTTTGAAGGAAATTTCCCCATTTTTCTTTCTGTATTTCAAAGTAAGATTTACCTCTGAATTTTGTCGGTACGTAATCTGAATTTTTAGAACTTAAATGCCATAAATTACAATCCGGACATTGGTAAACTGAAATTTCATTTCTTTCGGGATGTTTTTTTGAAGTGCCTATAATTTTACCTAAAGCTTTTTTTGCTTCCCATGCTGATCTGTATTTTTTCTTTTTGCACATGATTAAATTGTTAGGTTAAAAAATTGGTTGTCGAAAATATTGTTTACTCTTTCGAGTCCTGTAGATCGTATGTAGGTCGAGAGCTGAATCTCAGATTTATGCCCCGACATAGCCATTATTGCTTGATTGTCTACGATGTAATTCTTTGCTAAGGTACAAAAAGTTCTGCGACCACAATGACTTTTTATTAGCTCCCATTTCTTTTTTATTACTGTTTCCGTGACAGAATTTCGTGTAACTTGTATTGCTATTGGATTATCTATGCCCGACTTTTTCCCGATGGTTTTTAATACTCTGTTGAAATATTCTTCACTCGGAACTTTAAAAGTAAATGAGTATTTGTTTAATATCTCAAAGATAATTTTTGATAATGGAATGATTGAAGTTTCATTTGTCTTCTTCGATACAATATCAATATATGTTTTTTCTCCGTTTTGTTTTAAATATGCTGCAGGATTTTCTAGGAATGTTTTCAAGGTGCTATAGCGAAGTCCGCATGTACATTGTATAAGAAATATATCTAAAACTACTTTTTCTGATTCTGTCAACGTCTGGCAGTTTCTCATTGCTGAAAGTTCTATTTCTGATAAATACACCTGAGTCGTGATTTTCTTCGGGGTGTCAAATTTGAGTGGCTTCATAACTACGTCGGTATCATACAAAATATTCCCCAACGCCTTGATTTTAGATATGTATAAGTAGACAGAATTAAAAAGTAGTCCACTATTGTACAAATGCTTTTCAAAAGTCTCTAATAATCGTTTATTGATTTCGTGGATGCGAATCTTACTGCTTAGTTTCTCCTGGAAAGATTCAAAATGCGCAATCGAAACATTGTACTGCCGGATCGTATCTTTTGAAAACCTAACTTTCTTTTTTGTCAGGATTTCTCCGGCTTCAATTTTTGTGACAAAATTCTTTGCAAAATCAACGAAATATTCAAATTCTATCTCTGGATTTAAAAGTTCTGTTTTGTTTATAGTGGTTAAGTTGTTCATTTTATTTTGCTTTTAATAGTTTTATGTTATCATGAATATTTCCTAAAACTTCATAATCCTGAGTAATCATTCCATTTTGATCTAAATAATCATTTATACCATCTGAAATTCCACTCTTGTCAGCATTCACACATTTTAAAACTGTTTGCCAAGCTCCAAAAATCCATTCTACCATTGCTATGTAATTTTGTTTATCATCATCATCTAAATATGGATATTCGTCTCTAGTCAGAATATCGCCTTGAAATATTTTTTGATTATTATAGCTGTAATATCCTGTAAATTCTCCAATGGTTTTAGGATCAACATCAGCAACTAAGCTGTCTCCATCTTTATCAAAAACAATTCTGTGAATATCTATTTTATCTCCTGTATTGGCTCTGGTTGCATAATAATAACCATATATCCATTCGTTATTATCTTTTCTCTTTCCTCTAAATTCAGTTGGTTTTTTCATGGTAATTTTTCTAAAAGGTTTTCTGCTCTGATAATTAAATCACATTTATTTGTTCCCTGAGCTAATCTTTTATATTCTGAAAACTCTGAAACTATTTCTTCTAAAACTCTTCTTATTTCCAAAACGTTAATTTTTTTTGATTTTACTCTCATGATTTTTTATTTAGTATTTCAAGTAGTTTTTTATGCTTAAAAATAGTTTCCATAGAGTCTTTACAATAACTACTGATTCCACTTAGTTTTTGTTCTTTTAGATATCTGATTTTAGATTGTATTTCAATCATATCCTCATGATTTAGAACCCATGTATCGGGTTCTTTACCTTTTGTTCTTTTTTTGAAAATACCTTCTAATTCTGTAGCTGCTGAATTTACTGAAAAAGTAATCTTACCATATTCCGATTCAATTTCTTGATATAAATTTAACTGAGCTTCTAAATTATTTTGTTCCATTTGAGTCATGTCTGTATTATTTATTTGTTAAAATTTATTCCAAGAGTTTGAAAATGTTCTGGCTAATGAAGATGATTCACAATATTTAGTAACTTTTTGAAAATATATCTTTTCAGCTTCTGAGAAATTCTTGTCTTTTAATCTCTCTTCTTTGTATTGATCCCATTGTAATTCTTTAAACTCATTTCCTGTGCGTTCAAGGATTTTCATTATATTTTGGGCGACTACTTCACTTTCTGTTTTTTGTAGCACTGAATCCCAAGGAAAATTTGTAAAATCTGATGGTTTAAATGTTTCTGTTTTCATTTTGAATATTATTTATTTAGTTTTCGATATTGGTAAGGATTAACCGGATTATATTTCCATAATCCCTTTTTATTTTGTCTGGCAGATTTCTCTAAGTTCCTGAGTTTTGAATTGTCGCTATACCTTTCGTAAAACCACGCAAAACCATTTTTAACCATGCTTTCTGATACGTGATTTTTTCCGGCGTATACTTTTACTATTTTACGATTGTAGCGGTCTGTTGATACTGTTTTGACGTTTACTCTTTTGTGAAGGATTAAACTCTGAAGGAATAATTTGCTTTCGTTCCCAAATTGTTGGCTGATTTCTGGAGCGTCGATTTCTGCTATGCGGTATCGCTGTCCGTTCGATTCAAATGTGTCTCCATCTAAAACTCTGGAAACGTAAATTAGCGTACCTGATTGGCTTGTTTTATCACCGCAAGCTACAAAGAAAAATAGAATTGACAAAAGGAAAATGTGTTTTATTTTCATTTTTATTTATTTAAATTTTCTTTTTAATATATTCTGATTCATCTAAGCCGAAAACGTTAAAGTGCCATGAAATTAATCTCTGAACAACCTCATAGGGCAAAAACTGAACATCATGATAAGAGTTGTGTTTTGATATGGATTCTAAATCTTTAATTAGCCCGATATTGCCGTGATCATATTCAATACCCGAATCATCGTCACCAATTTCAAATTTATCAACAGGAATAAACCTTTCGCCTTTATGCTCTATTGGTTTTGTGAGCATATCCATTGAGTAAAGGATAGGTTTTACGTTTTTAATTTGAATATAACCGTCCGCCTCGCCATCATTTCGAGTGTATAAAATACATTCAGGCATATATGATGTTTCTTTTGTAATTCCTGCTAAAACTGCATTTCCTGGCATTATTGAATCCATTTCGCCTAAAAACATTGTATAGTCGGTTTCAACTTCATTTTCAATATTTAATCCCAACTCATACGGCAATAAAACTGAATATATTTTTAAAAGTTCTTCTTTTGTTTTCATAATTTTTAATTTTATAGATTTAATTCAATAGTTTGATTTGCGTTTACACATTTAAACTTCCATTTATCTCTCCAATATTTCCACGTACTACCAGATCCTTTAATAAAGTCTTGAATACATTGTCTCTTAGAAAGTCTATAAGTAAATGACATTATTCTTTGATTATCCTTTGTGTCTATAATAACATATCCTTGTGTTGATTCTTTTGTTTTCATAACATCTTGTTTAATTCGTTTTTTACTTCCTTGTATTCGTTTAATAAATCAAGTAATTCGTACATTGAGTTTGCAACTTTCAAAGCTTCTATTGTATTATCAACATCTATTTTAGCGCATTCAACAGCTTCATCATGATAAAGAAATTTATTATTTTTATCATCAACAATGTTTAATAGATATTTCCCTACTAAATCTTCAGCTTTTAATTTCGGTGTTTTCATTTTTTATATATTTAACGTATGTGGAACAGTAATTTTTATAAATCTTCATTTCTTTGGCAGAATGTTTTCCTGAAAAGGTTTTCATTTTATCAAAATTATCAAAAGTCTTTTCAAAATATGGTTTTTCAGATAAATAATCATCTTCTCTTTTATATGCTTTAAATATCCATTTCTCTACTTGATTCATAGTTGTTTAGTTAATTGTTTTCTAATTTTAAATAAAAAAGCGAAAATGACTATCACTGCTATCGATTGAAATCCAAATGAATCTATCGGAGCAGGGTTTGATGGATTTGAAGGGTTTGGAGGTTCAGTTTCTCCACAGTGCCAACAATTACCGTTTCCATTTCCATTGCCGTTATATGGATTTCCGTTTCCAGGATTGCCATTTGTCACATAAATGTTTTCTTTATTAGTTTCTTCCATAGTTATTTTATTTTTATTAAGTCAAATACTTCATAGTGTTTTCTCTTTTTACTCTTACTGAATAATTTTTTCAGCTTTCTAATTAGTCTTTTCATTTTTCAATTGTTTTATTTTTTGTTTGAATTCTTCGTATAGTTCTATTGAAGTCTCAAATTTAAATCTATCATTTTTTGTAGATCCCCATTTAATAACTGTTTCAATCATTCCCAAGGCTTTATGTTTATCCCTGTTTAAATCTGTTTTCTCCTCAATTAAGATTTCGATAATGGATTCTAATTGATTTACGCTGTGTTCTCCTTTTCCTTTATATTTCATAATATTATAAATTGTCATTTATTATTGCGGTCTGCAGATTGGTTGGTGCTTCAAAGTTAAACTTTTCAACGTAAATAGTGTCTCCTTTTTTGTTTAAAAGATAAAAGTAGTCCGATTCGTCTATGTTTAGAAAATAATCGGTTTTTAGCGTTGTTTTGCAGGCATAGCATAGTGTAACTACTATTCCTATAATACAAATTGCTAAAAAGCTGAATAAAAAAATTGTTGTTTTCATAATGTTATTTTTTAATGATAAAGAATTCTTGAATGGCTCGGTAAATCAAATCCGAATACCGTTTTAAATAATTTGTTTGGGCTGATATAAAGTCTGTTATTTTCGTATCTACCATTGACTAAGCCTTTGAAAGAAAACCATCCATTTGGAGTGTCAAAGCTGATTGAAATTAAATGTGATTTCATAATTGTTATTGTTTGGCGTTTCGGCAATAGTTAGTTTATTAAATTGAGTTCTCTGGCTTTACTTTCCAGAATGTTGATGGAAATTAATTTATCTTTCTGTGGGTTCGGATTTTCGTAAGCTGTCAGATCCTTAAATCCTAATCGGTCTAAAATATCGCAAAACTGATCATCGTTAATATTTTCGCTGTCTACCTTTGCAAGTTCCTGGATTAAGTCTGTAAACAATCCTAATGCGCTCCATCCGTCATCGAATACCTGTAATTGTGGGCAAGCGATGTCTCTACCAACTTCTACCCATGTCATGTTCATTTCTCCTGATGTTCCACCTTCTGGATGAAACATGCCGAAATTTACAACTGTTTCTTCTCTTACTAATGCTTTTGCGTAATATGCCTTGTTTGATCTGTGGTATCCTCGGATACATCCTTCGTGATCTCTCATAATTTAATTTTTTGTCGTTTCGTAATTATTTATAAATTTTTATCAGATTTTAAGCTTTTCCATTCATCTAATCCTATTCCAAAAAACCTTTTATATATTTCTTCGTTGTGGTCAAATGCTCCCTTGCATCTGTTGTTGGCTTTCCTGTTTGCTCCTTCTGTGCCGTGGCATATCTGCTGCCCTTTAAAAAGCGTTCTATTTATAACAGTGTTGGCTAATTCTTGATCCTGCAATCGTCCGGAATTATCAGGTTTGAAAGGGCATGATTTACAAAACCCTTTCATAACCGGAAGATTACCTACATTATTTTTTAATTTCATACACCCCTATTTTGGTAAAAGTCATTTTCCCATCGATGATGTCGTAGCATTTGATAATTGACTGCTCCGGACGTAAATCAAAATAATCGCAGGGAGTCCATTTATTACCCCTGATCTCATGTAGCTTGATTCCTTTGTTCCAAAGTTTTTGATAGTCGGAAACGCTACGGCTTTTTTTGTACATGTCGAATAAATCTTCTGCAGGCGTATCGTTATTGGTTATCTCTGATGAATCAATTTTTAGGTTTTGCATGATTTTTATTTTTGAAAGTTAAAACATACCGATCGGTATTTTATTTTATTAATCTGATTAATTCAGAAACTAAAAATTCTCGTGATAAAATTCTGTTTGGGTAATGATTCCATCTTTCATAAAATGTAAATTCATTATTGCGGTAAACTCTAAATGCATACATTTTCATAAAACCTTTTTTAATGAAAATTTCTGTGTCATTATTTGAGTTTGTTCCTAATCTTAATTCGTATTCTATTTTCCCGTTATCATTAAAATTTGCCTTTTCTCTGGCTTCGTGCCAAATCGAATTTAGAATTTTATATTGTTCAATTTCTGAAAGTCTCATAATATTAAATTTTAGTTTGTCGCCTTTCGGGTAATGAATCCGGAACTACTACAAGTTAAAAGGCGGTTTAAATTAGTGAATGCTACAATAAATTACAATAGCTATAAATAAAAGTATTGCGCCCTGTAATGATGTGAATTTGTCTGCGTGGGGTTTTTGTTGGGTTTTCATGGTTAAAAATATTTTTCAGATAATTGTATAGCTTTATTTAATAAATCATTTCTCAAAATTAAATCCGTTGCTCTGTCTGATTCTTGTAGAAAAGGAATAGTTAACATTGGATTAATTTTATCATGTTTTAAAAATTTTTCTGCTTCTTCTTTGTAAGAAATTTTAAATCCTAATTCTAAAGCGATTAAGATTTGTATTGCAGCTTTTTGTCCGGTTGATATTTTCATTATTAAGCGTTTTTTAGTTCTTTTCTTCTTATTACTCTGGTAGGGTAGCCTAAAGTTTTATACTCCTTTAAATCGTGTGCTAATAAAGTTTGTTTTCCTGTCTGCTTCCATTCTCCGGATGCCCATTTTTCGGAAAGTTTTTCTTTTGGTGCTCCGGTGCTGTCGGTCTCGTATTCGCTTACGTCTTCCCAACCTTGCCCGCATGACTGCTGTATAACTTTTAGATAAGTATATTTATTTGTTCTCATGATATTAGTTTTTATCAGTTAGTAATTCGTTGCATTGTTTTGCTAATGTGGGCAGATTGTGAGATTGAAAAACAATACCGCCGCCGTATTTTTTAGTATTATATTTCTTCCCTCCAATTGTTTTGGCTTTTTTTAAAGCTTTGTTATACTCTTCGGTTATAGTTTTGGATTCTTCAGATTCTTCATCCGTTAGGATATCCAAAAAATGAATTACATATCTAGGGTTGCCGTTTACATCGTTGTTAACTCTTGTAAATGATTCTGGAGTAATAGTGTTTGTTTGCATTGTTTTATTTTTTAGTGTTAATTTGTACCGCTGTAAATAATGAATTTAATAATCTCTACAGATTCAGCGGTGAGTTTTTTATTTTACTTTTTTAATTCTCTGAAAATTAAATATGTGTATAATTGCCAAACTTTGTTGGAATCATATTTTTTACCTTCCGGATTGATTCCTAAACCATTTAAAAATTCTTCAATTTTATAGGTCTCAAATTCAAACCAAAAAGGAATACCTCCCATATAGTCCGCGAATCTTTCTTGCTCGTTCGGAAACTTCTTTAAATTGTAAGGGTGTCCGGCTGCTCTTTCAAACTCTGAAATTAAACGGCTTTTTGCTTCTTCAAAAGTTTTATAAGTATTTTCTGATTCATCATAAACACATTCTAAAATATGTTGTTTGATTGCAGTTTTTACTTCTTTTGAGTTTGTGCTGATTTTTTTAGTAGTTGTAGACATAAGTTTTATTTTAGTAGTTAATTTTTATCAGTTCTGTTTTGTTCTCTGATTTCTTTTACAAATATATAACGAATATATTTAATACACAATAGAGTAAGCTAATTATTTTAATATATTTTTTGATTTAATATTTAAGTTGTTGAAAATAAGTGTTTTATAGAAATAAAAAAGCCTAAAATATTTTATTAAATTAGGCTTTGTTTTTAATTACCCTAAAATTAGGGTGTTTTAATCAATCATTCTAACAGTATTAATCGGCTGAATGATCACGCCCAGGAACTTTGCTATATATCCCAAACCTTTTTGTGTGAAGTACGTTTGTATTCTTACTTTGTCTTTTATTAAAACTTCTTTCATCCGGAAATATCCCTTATCTACAAATAACTGTTTTGGCTCGTTCCTGTTTTTGAAAAATAAACCTTTCTCTCTTAAATTTTTGTACAGTGTTTTGTTTCCGTAAGAAAGATTTAAAAGTTTGCAGACCTGCGCACCGGTTAAAAGTTCATCAGAATTAAACACAACATCTACAAACTTTGTTCGGGTTTCTAATCTCTCAATTGTTATTTGCTGCTCATAGGCAAGTTTTAAAGCTTCTGCAAATGTTTGGGGGATTTGTATTTGTGGCTCTGGATTAACATTTTTAATTCTTCTTAATTCCTTCACAACCTCAATTAAATAATCTCTATATCTTTCACCTTCTTTGGTTTTTGAAACCATACATAATTTCATTGCAAATTCTATATCTAATGCAAAATCAATGGTGTTGTTACCCTCGACATTTATGTCGAACCTTTGATAATCTTTATTTTCAATTGCAAAATCATTATCTAAGATGTTTTTTTTGTACCATCTTGAATACTGGCTTTTTTCGTAACCTAATTTAAAATAAAGATCACGAGCAGAAACGGCTTCTTGTCCGTCATTGTTTTGAATTAGTTGGAGTAAATTTTCCATAACTTATATATTATTTATTGTTTAAACATAAAAAAACACCAAAGGGTGTGTAAATCTAATTGCAGTAAGACATATTTAACAAAGATTAATTTGAGAAATATTACACACGCCTGAGGCGTTTTAAAATAATATATATAATGAAAAATTTAACCGAAATGATTAAATATGTATTACTGCATCACAAATATAGCATATTTTTTAATACAAACAATAATTATTTAATAGCACAAACATACATTATATATATGATATAAACAAATTAAAAATAATTCAATATTTTATTAATACTTTATTGTGTAATTAAAATATAGTTTATATATTTGCGGTATAATTAACAATCAAAATTTAAACATTATGTATCAAATACAATCAAAATTCAAATACGACCTACAACCAAAATTTAAAACTGACCAATTTTACACAGGTGGAAAGGTGTTTTTAACCTATAAAGAAGCGCAAGAAACCAAAAAAAAACTTTCTTTAATGAATGATTCATCAATATTTAAAGTAATAAAATTAGATAAATAAATGAAAAAGCAAAACAGCCAACCCAATCCGGAAGTAGTTAAATTGATAGCAATAGCGGGAGAGAGCCAAAAGAATTTAGCGGAGAAGTTGGGAACGAGTCCGACGAGAATAAGCGAGTATAAGAACGGTTACAAGACAATAACGGTACAGACTTTAAAATCATGGTGCGAGATCCTGAAAATTGACATTAAAAAATTATTCTAATGGAGATTAAAATTGAAATTACAGAGTTAGAGCTGCAAACGTTAGAATCTACCATTGAGGAACATGAAGACACGTTGGGAATGATGAGTGAAGACGAAGATATAAAACAACGTAAAAAAGAGGTTAAAATACTTAAAGGACTATTCAAAAAGATAAAGAATAATTTAAACAGCCAAAAATAAAAATATGAAATCAAGAC